AAAACGCTAGGCGGTGTAATGATTTCGCTGGAGGGTTAACTTCTGAAGTTTCCCCTCCGGGGCGAAATCTCCTGTGACCCTCTATTAATAGCTAGGGTCATATTTTATTTTCATATAAAGCTTTATATAAGCTACCGTAGGTGCTATGTACTCATAATACCTCCCTTTAATAAGATACATAACATCCTCAATATGCATCTACGGTAGTTGATATAAGGTTTTATACCTTTACGAGATTGAAAGGGCTCCGCCCCGAAATCTTTCATGGGGCCTTCTGTGTGGAGGTCCCTTTCATACTTTTTCTCCTCTTCTTCCGCGGTGAAGACTGCGGGAGATATGAGCATTAGATAAGCATTGACCTATCTAATGTTGATATCTCTTGCAAGTGTGTGCAAGAGGAGATTTTATATTTCATCCCGTGTCGTGTAATCGGGATACTTTTATTTAAGAAGGAGGACATTATCATGTCTAACAAAACAGCTTTCGCAACAATTACAGCATTCTTATTCGGTTCTAACGCTAATGGCTGGAGCCAAATGATGTCAGCAGTAGTAGCTGGCAAAAACGGTGTACGTGACACCAAACCAACTCACGTAACAGTAGCAGGTGCTAGCTATGTAGGTCAAGGTATTGACGCATTAGCACAATTGTTGGAATTATTTGCCAACAAATCTGTAAATTATGCACGCTTCACTGCAGAAGTTATTACTAGTGACGCTGTCGCTATTCGTGCATATTCTATCATGAAAGGCTTGAAAGATGGTTTAACACCTGCAAAGATTGCAGACCATGTAATGAAGCAAGCCGATGGTCCAGAGGACCGCGAAGCTTTTAAACGATTGGCTATGGCATTGAAAGATTGCCAACAACAAAACGTAATGCTTCGCATCTCCCGTCTATCTCAAGAGCACTCTTATGCTTTGGAAATCCCTGAAGGCGTAGAAGTTAACGCTGGGGACATTATCAAATTTGAGAAAGGCGTCTCTGAAGACGGTGTAAAACTTGCGTTTGGAGTTCAAAGCTCTTACGCATATGAAGTAGCTCAAGTCAATGATGAGTTGAAAGCATTGCGTCCTAAAACAACGCCAAATGCTAAACATCGTATGGCTTGCGTAAACAATACTCTAAACTTAATCCGTGAAATCAAAGCTACGGAAGTTAGTGCAGAGGATTTAATCTAACATTGGGGGCATTAGCCCCCTTTATTTTTATTAATAAAGAGGAGGCCCACAATGGCAACTTTTAACCTAAAACACAACAACAAGGATATTCTTGCATACATGAGCGAGAAAATCCAAATAGAATATAATGGCTCCGTTGAGGAAATCGACGGTGGCATTAAAGTCGAAGTCAGCGATGAACACTTGAAGGACATCACTGATGCATTTAGTCGTGTTAAAAGAAACACGATGGTTAGCGGTTGGGCAAAATCCGCTACCAAATTTATCGGAAGACAAACTAATACTGCAAAAGATGTAGGTATTGGTGCTGTCAGCTTGAGTGCTAAAGGTTTGTTTGGTGCTGTTAAAAAGACAGCAGAATTAGCTATGGGGGCAACTGCTGTCGTAGTTAATGAAGCTAAACAAACTTGGAAAGAAGCTGGCGTGTCTGACGAGCTTCGTGATTTGAAAAAATCCTTCGGTAGCACTGGTGATAACAATGCTGAAGGCATTGAAATCATTAAAGATGATGCTCCTACAGTAGGAGATACTGCTGGTGCTGAAGCTTAATAATTTTACCGACGATTGCTATTACCGTCATTAAATATTAATAGCATATAGCTCCTCTAGTTGTCGAGAGCGAGTGGGACGACAACCTTATTCCGACCCTTAAAAGATGTTCTTGGTCGGGCTAATAAGATATGAACATCTAAGATTTATAAGCGGTCGATGTCTGACGCTTATAATCTCAAATGCAGACATCAGAATAGGGTTTAGTCTAGAGGGGCAGGGTTTGCTCTTCTAGGCTAAACCTTTATTTTTTCTTATGTTGAATATACATTTAGGTGATACTGTCGTTACAGCATTAGCTAAATGTATATTTTTTTATTTAATTCGCGAAAAGCATACCACCTCAGTACGTATGGCGTAATTCGGGTGTCAGCTTTAGCGAAAGTCCATTTTTTTGGACACTTTTGGCAGGGGCTAATTTTTTTAGTGACTGCTTTTTTTTATCGGAACGATTACGTTTCCGATCGCCAATATATATTATATAAGCGAGCGCCAGCGAGCGACTGTATATTATTTTATATATAGTAAGCCCGAGAGCGAGCGAAGCGAGCGGAGGGCGTTTATATGTATTCTCTGTGTACTCTCTTCTAAAGAGAGTAGTTGTGTATTTATTATTATAGTATCAGGCGAGCAAAGCGAGCCGTTAATTCTTTGTTTACTTTCTTCTTAAGAAAGTAATTATGTGTATTATTTATTATTAGTATATTCTCTGCTATCTCTCTTCTAAAGAGAGTAGTTATGTATTATATATATTTATATATGTATAGATTCTCTGTTATCTCTCTTCTCAAGAGAGTAATTAGTTATTTATATATATGTATCATAATAGTATTAACGCAGCGAGCGAAGCGAGCGGAGTATCTATTATGTAGTATATAGTTATTCCCGAAGAACGAGGAACGCTAGTGACGAGTGAGTTGTAGTGTCCTAGCGTAAGCGACGTATGTAAGAGTATATGTTGTATATTATATATAGGGCGAGCGACCGCAGGGAGCGAGCATATATAATATTTGTCAGCGACCGCAGGGAGCGAAACGAACGCAGTGAGTGAGTATATATATAATCTTATAGGAGCTAGATAGGCAATAAGGATTGGTGAGTATTTAGTATATCGTGATATAGTATATCGTATTATACTATAATAGTATATAGTAAATACGGTGTAGATCCTTATTTACAGTAAGAAGGAAAATTCTGGCTAAAAAATCCGAGGACTGTGGCCGAGGCATTTTAAGAATTTTCCGCCCGGGGATATCTATATCATATATATAGTAGGGAGCGTTAGCGACCGATGGTATTATATATATACGTTAGTATATATTAAGTATTTTCTGCCGTCAGTATTTTGTTAAAAGAGAGATATGTATATATAATAATAGCCGGCTAGGATATTATGGTTTAATATATAATATGTTTTTAGTTAATGTTTTTATTATGTGTATATACATATAATGTATTAAAAACTTTTAGGGTGGGATATTATAAATGTTATTAGTATTTAATAGTAATAATGTTTATAATGATTTAAATCTATATTAGATATAATTTTAATGAGAGCTATTAATGTGAAGAATAGTGAGCGCTGCGAATCTATTCAGCTATTAAAATTTTTAGTCGACACGATAGTATAGTATGGTAGAGATCGTGTCGATAGGTTACGAACGTTAGTGAGTTATATGTAGAATTCGTTGAGAAGATTAATGTTATCGATGAGCCCGCGAAGAGAAACATCATTCTTTAGAATTCGTAACAATATATCTAATGCGTTTGTGTGTCTATCAGTATATATCAAGAAAATATATACCGATGTGTGCGAGCGGAGCCTGCGAAGCGTGGCACGCAATCAATTTTTATATATCGTAACGAAGCCGTTTACGGTTCGTATTAGTATTATATATAATGAAGCGAACAATGTGAGCGGAATGTAATTATATAATATTTAATAAGAATTATACCAAGGTATGAGGAGTTAGTAAGCTCCTAATAAGTAGGTGGTTTTTTGTTTGGGATCCGCCGTTATCTTAGTATTTCATTTACTAGCTAAGGTATTTAAAAGTCCCTTGCGTTTATTTTAGTCGAGTTATTTTATATATAATATTATATATAATAATAACGAAGAGCCATTACTGTTAAGAATGGATATTAGACGAAATGGGGAACGGGCCCAATAATAGTTATTAGATTCTCTTAGAAAATATAAAACGTCAATGGTTCGTCGTGTACGATCCTTTTCGAGTTCCGCAGAAAATTCCGTAAGGAAGAGTTTGGAGCATTTATAAAATGGGACAACATTTTGTTAGTATTCTTTATATATATTATATATAAATAAAAAGACCCCGAATTAATTTCGGGGCCGTTATATATTATATTAAATTTCAAAGCGGTGAAACTTCGTTTCACCGGTATATTACTCATGTTTAGTATCAAGTTGTTAATAATTTAAAAAAATATTTCAGAAAATAAAAAAGACCCCGAAGGGCCGTTTTTATATAATTATTTTTTTAATGTTCAGCTATCGCTATCAATAATAAATTATTGAAAGCGGTGAACTGCGTTCACCGGTATATTACTCTGTTTAAGTATATAGTTATCAAAAAATAAAAAATATTTTTTATTTAATTATATTATATATATAGCAAGCAATAAAAAAAACAGCCTTAGATTTTTATATCCAAGACTGTTTTGTGTGTGTAAATTTCAGGAGCGGTGAACTTCGTTCACCGGTATATTACTCATGTTAGATATATCATTAATCAATTTTGTAAAAATAATTAAATATACATTATTAATGCATAAAGTAAGACAGGGGTATTTTTCAATCAAAAAATAAGAAAAAATTAAAGTCAGATAATATCTGGCTTTTTTTAATTTTGGTGTCTGTCTCAGTATATATAGGAAACAATAAAACATAATATACAGAATGTGTATATTTATGAATACGAGCTTTTTTCAAAAGCGTTCTTCGACCATAGCTTACTCCGAAAAGTTTAAATGAAACGTCGTAAGCGTACTAGTGACGCAGGTTTTTAATAATTTTAGATAAATAAAATTATTTAGGGTTAGAAACGAAGTATATAAAAATTGCTCCCTTAACAGTTCTTATTCATCTCTTATATATACTATATATATAATAATAAAAGATTATTTTTTTATATTGTCCGCCGTCTCCTCACGAGCGCCAACACCAGTTATTTTAATGACAATGTTGGTTTAGACTATATACATTCTACCTATATGTACTGATTACTTATATAGGTAGCTCCTTTGGGGCTGGTGATTTTATACTGTAGATACTTTATACTGTACAGTATGCTCCCTTGGGGGGTGGGGGGAGTCCGCAACACTCCGTATATGCTGTTAATAAGCTAAATATAGCTGTTTTTTGTATATACAGCTTTATTTTAAGGTTGAGTCCGCAACACTTTAAAATCCGCTTTAAATAGTCAAAAACTAATATTTTTCACAACTTTCAAGTTTGTGATTCTAAGGTAAAAACACTCTGTATTTATAGCTTAATTTCATCTATTTTCATATTAAATGTATCTGATCATATGTATTTGGTCAGCGTAGCGTATTATCATATATATCATTATTAGTATAATATAAACAGTTATAAATGTATTTTGTTATATGTACGGTATAATATTATATATGTATGTATTAGTATAGTATCAATAATTATATTAGTATTTAGTTAGTATCTTTAATAGCTATATATAGTCTATTAGTATATTAAATGTATTATGTATATATGTTATTATTAGTATTAGTAGTATTATATATAATAAGAGTAATAATTAAGAGAAACTATTAAATGGAGAATAGGCGGCGATTTTGTATATGTTATTTTATATCAAATCATTCACAGATCAGCATATGATTTTTTATATATTTATGATTAACGTCATTAAGTTTGTGCTCCGCACCGAAATCTCCTGTAGTCCTTTTTTAATATTTAGGAATTAATAATATAATTAATTGTAAGGAGTAGTATGAAGAAAAGTTTATTTTTAGAGAAAATTATGGATACAGCTTGGCTTATCAAGCAATCGACTTCTGGGTATAAATTATATAGAAATATTAATATGTTAGCAATGATTCTTCATGATTATATTGTATATGAAGACGATAATATGAAGATCGATGCTTTTATATATTATGATTATTTATTGTATTTAAGTGAATGAGCGAAACGAGTGAATGAGCATAGCGAATGAACGAAACATTGGTTAAGTATATAATTAAAGAAACTGTATTTAATTATAGTCGAACAAATTACGGGCGGTATCGTTTAGATATTAACGTTAATAAAAATTATATATTAGGTGATTATATTATATATATAAATAGAAGAATTAAATTTAGTGCCCGCGTATATTATCATTATTATATATATTTAGGAATAGATGAGCGAAACGAGTGTAACGAGTGAATCAATATTTAGTCGATGCTATTGTCGATCATGATGACTGGATACGATATATTAGACCAAGGAAGATGTGTTATTCTGACGATATAAGCGAAAAATATGATCTAGATAATATAATCGTAGCATATAGCGAAAGTTATTATAAATATAGTGCCGAATTATATTTACAGTATTTAATGTATTTAATGGTAATAGAATGATATGAATAAATTAAAGCTTTTTGAAAAAATGATGTATAGCTTTTTTAATATAATTAATAAAGACAACAAATATGAAAAATATTATAGCATTAATAATAATAACGGTTATGATATTCTTAAAAAACATTTTATTTATGTCTATGAAAATGAAAAATATAGTGCCAACGTATACTATTATTACTATATATGGTTAACTATATTGGTAAAAATATGAATAAGAATGAATTAATCGATAATATTATCGACGCAGCCTGGATAATAAAAACAAAATATCCGAAGTATAAACCTCAGAAGAATCTTAAGTTACCAGTTACTACGATAATGAATTTTGTCGTACATGCCGAAGGCAATGTAGAAATTAACGGCATGATATATTATAGTTATTGGTTAGTGTTAGGATATTTATATGAATAGTGATGTACCATTTATTGTTACTGTTAAAGTATCTAATATATATGATAATAATGATAGATATAATATTATTAATAATATTAAAAATAAAGAACTAATAAATTGTTTAAGAGAACATATAGTATTTGTAAATGAAGGCGGCGGCGAATATTCTGCTATATTATATTATAATTATTATATATACTTAAGTATGATCGGTAAAGATATATGAATTGGAAAATGAAGTATTATCTAATAAATTTTGAATATGATATGATTAGCAATTCATTTCGTTTTAATACACAAAAATATTTAGTCATTAATAATTCAGAAATTATATATAATATAAATAATGATTTTATTTATATCGATCGAGATAATATTAGAAACGAATCATATCTTGTTCAATTATTAGAATCTGAAGAAATTAAAAAATCGATATATAGTTATATTGATAATATATCAGGATATTAATATTGAATTATGTAGAATTGAATTAAAGGAGTAAAAAATGGATGAAAGATTAATTTTAAAATATCAAAATAATTTTGCCCGCTTGATTCAAGACGAATATTGTCTTGGCGACAAAATGTATAACTTCGAAGATCATGAAGATTTAGACGATTTTGAATTTAAAGATTTTAATTATCATTATATCGATGGTCGTAATTGTAGAATCTTAGACTATGAATGGTATCTTGACCGTAAATGGTCTCATATCTGTAATATTAAAATTGAATTAGAAGACGGAGAAATCCTAGAAAACGTAAGTCCTGACAAGTTATATATCTCTTATGATTCTTATGAAGATTGTCGCAGTTATTTTATTCAAGACGGGTACTATTAATATGATTAATACTGAAGACTTCTGGAAAATTATGTTTAACGAATTAAATAAGACGTCACAAAAAGACTGGAAGAAATTCGTTAAAAAATTCGACAAAAAACAAAAATTAAAACGGAGAAAGTTAAAATGAAATTCGAATATTCTAAAGAAAAATATATGTACAATAAAATTAAAGACGAGCTCCCATTCGATGGCGATAGTTATACATGGCGAAGCGATGAATATGGGATCTACGGCTTAGATTTTTATCCGGTCGAAGTACCAGGATCCGACGGTAAATTAGCTCAATGTTTTGGTAAACATATAGCTCTAGAAACATATGCATCTTATGATGCTATGTATTTAACAGAAAAATCAGCAATCGATTTTGAAGTCGATAAGATTATTTTTAAGAATGTAACGAATCAAGAAGAACTTGATTATATGTATGAATTGTTAATGTTAAAACAAAAGTAAAAAATAATGGAGGTGAAGATCATGCTATTAGAATTTAAAAGTAAAGAAGCCGCACTTAAAGCTTTTAATCTTAACGATATTAACATCGATATGTTTAGGAATCATGTATTATTCGATGGCTGTGAGATTCACCGCCATCCTGGTAGCGATCCGTTTATTATCGTATTCTATTCTTCAGGATTAGAAGGTTATTATGTACATCGTTGTGTTACGTTAAAACATTACGATAAGTATGTACGACTAATTCCTCAAGAAGAAAAATTCGAATGGATCGCGCAAGAGTTAAGTAATTTATATAAAGAAGAATATAAGGTCGTCGGTATTTAATATGAATAGAAGATTATATATTAAGATAGCAAAGTATATCTATAGCTTAAGCTGGAATAAAGATATGGATAAATATTTAATACATCTTAATCTTAATTTAGATATAACAGTATATTCAAATGAGTTATATGCTTCTTTATATAAATATTATCTATATATAATGGTTGAAATATAATATGAATAATACTATTAATAAAATATTAAGACAATACGAAGCTAATAAAAAATATTATTCGGCGATCAATTTAAGCAATATAATGTCTATAATGCTTATTAAAAGAGCTATTATAGATCTTGATGACAGAAGTACTATCGATGCACTTATATACTATCATTATTATATTTTATTAGGAGTATTAAATAAGGAAGAGTTATAAATGCTATTAAGGGGGCGACATATGTATGAAAATGGCGACATACCGACTATTATATTTTTAATAGGTTTGTTATATAGTCCTATTGCATTTGTTCATATGGTTATTGTATACAGAGTTAGCAAAAGCATTAAAGAATGCATGCCATTTATAATTCAATTAATAGTTATATATGTATATTCTATGATAATAGTATATATACATACTACTTTTAAAGGATAATAATATGGATATAAAGTTAAGAAAAACATTAGAAGATGTTCAATATAATATGATCCATGGCTATTATCCAAATAGAACTTTAAGGAAGTATTATATACATGATAATCTTAAATTTATTATAGATAATAATATATTCTATTATGGCGGCGATCATAAGTATTATTATTTTTATATATGGCTAATGGTAAACGATATATGAACGCAGCAACATGTAATAAAATAACACAAGTAGCATACGATACGTATTATAAAGATAATAAATATAATGTATCGGTAAACTTATATAAATATTATAAGTTTGGATATATTATTCGTGACAAAAATGATAAAGATATTATTTTGTGTTGTGGTCTTATATATTATCATTATTATATGTATTTGAGTGTATTAGATGAATTATAAATTAAAGGAGTTTTAATTATGAAATACGTAGTAAGAACTTTTAATCCAGAACAATCTGTAATTAAAGAAGCTAATAATTATCATGATATTATTAACGAATTTAAAGAAAATAATAAAGATTTTAAAGTCGGCGCTATTTATAAACAAGATAACGTCGTCCAATGTAATGTATATAGCACTCATGGTTTATTTATCGATATGCTAGAAATTACTATACAATGATTAAAATTAATAATGATAAATTATCTGAAGCTGTATTTAAATATGATGATTATGAGCTTAATGATCTTGTTCAATATTTAACGTGCGAAAATTTCGAAGAAAAATATCATGAATATATGTATACTGATGGTTCATGTTATTACTATTATTATTTGTCGTTAGGATTAATTTGTAATTTATAAAAGCGAACATATATCCGCTTTTAAGAATTTATATATTTTAATAATAATAATGGAATTTTTTGTTAAAAAAAGTATTTTATGGTATAATAAAAGATTATGATATATTAATAAGGAGAATGATATGACTGAAAAAGAAGCGATTATTATCGAAGAAATTTACTTAATAGAAAATTCATTAAAAGAAAAAACATTAAATTATTTTCTAGACAAATATTATGGCGGTAAAGCCTTAGAAAAATTACAACCATTTCAACAAGAAAAAATTTTAAAATGGATGCAATCGCGTGTTGAGGACGAAGAAATGAATGATGATCGTATCAGTTCATGGGCTCTAGAACATGGATACTTCTAAATTATTAGCAATTATATTAAACAGAGTTTTTAATCTATATAATGTTAAAGAATATCGTAAATATTTTATCGAAAGAAATCTTCATATCGAAAATTTAACAAAAAGATATATAATACATTATAGCAACGAAAATAGATATAGTAGTAATATGTATTATCATTATTATATATATTTAAGTATAATGCCATATATATCAGAAATTCCGGATTTATTGGAGGATTAATATGTCAAATTATAATATGTTATTAAAAAATAAATTATTGCCAGATGGTCGTGTTATATCTGATTATCAGATTATGACAGGAAAAGATCTAACAGATTTAGATTTAGCATATATCGATGAATATGGCATTCTAGAAATTGCTCCACGTAGTCAATGGTCTGTACCAATAGGATATTATATCGATAAAGACGGTAATGTCTCTAAACAAAATTATAGTAATTTCATATGGTAACTGATAAATTAATAGATCAAGTATTTATTCCGTTACAAATTAGAATAGAATTCGATATATTTTATGAAAATCTTAAACGTTTTGTTATGGAAACAAATGCTAAAAAATTATATCGTATATATATTTTATCTAATAAAAAACATAAATATGAAGATTATTATGAATATTATCTATATTTGATATTATGTTCTGAAACAGAAAGAGTATAGCAATGCGCAGTGATTATTTAGATAGGCTTGCCGATTATATAGCTCTTAAAAGTGATAATTGCTATAAAAAAAATAATACTAAATATCTTTCGTTCGATAATTTAAGTACTCCAGAGATTATATTTTCATATAGAGTTTATCAAGATAAAAAAGGAACGACATATAGTGCTAATTTATATTATTGGTACTATTTGTTATTAACATTATTATGAGTAAAAGTTATGCTGTTGAAACTTTACAAGTTAAAAATATGCTTAAAAATCATAAATTAGCTAAAGCTATTAGCGATGTTAGTTGGTATGAATTTTGTCGACAATTGGAATATAAATGTTTGTGGTATGATAAAAAATTCGTTAAGATTAATACATATTTTGCATCATCACAGATATGTTCTAATTGTGGATATAAGAATTCTGACATTAAAAATCTCGATATGCGTGAATATGATTGTCCAGAATGTGGACAACATCATGATCGAGATGTTAATGCTGCAATTAATATTTTAAATCAAGGATTAAATTTACTATAATTTCAATATATTAAACCGTGGGACTCACGGGGATAGCCTATTGTCTTGGCGTAAGACATGCGGTGAACTTTCGTTTGCTATGCTGCTATTTGGATAGGAACCTTGATGACTTTAGTCGTAAGAGGATGTCAGAAGAAAGGAAAATAGTTATGATTATTGCATTAAAAAAATCTAAATTTTTAAGTAATTTTGTTAAACATGTTGATTGGCTAATTGGCGAACAAGTTACATCTTGTTTAGGTGAAACTTATAAAATTAGTAATGTCGATATTTTTGATTCCGATCTTGTTAAAATTTTAGTCGTAAGATTATATAAATATATGAACGATGAAAATGAATTATTTGCAGTATATAATTCACTTGATCTTTCTTATACTATCGATGTTAGAAATAATATTATTGAAATTGAAGATCATATTAAAACAGATCGTGATTTAAAGATTGTGAAAGAAATGCTAAAAGCATTCGATTGTATTATGAAAAATGATCAGCAAACAAATAGTTAAAGATTATTTTAATGGCAACGACTATACTGTTGTCGAGTATCATTTTGTAAATGGTAAGCTTTTGTGTCATGTTAAAAAAGATACTGGTACGTATCTTAACCAATTATATCGAGGCTATTATTATCTTATAGTATCAAGTTATATTAATAAATGTCGATATTCGATTGATAGCATGGGGTATCTTAAATATTTGCATTCTCGATTGAAATACGATAGGAATACAAGAGATGCTCAACAAGAACTTAAAGATAATATCCTTGGCGAAGATATTATTAAAGTATTAAGAGAATTTCGTGATGGTGATCTATGATCAGTAAACAAAATAGAGTTATGTCGATTACTAATAGAGACGGAAATATATACGATTATTTTTCTAAATATTGTATTACTAATAATTTTGATTATTATGATGTGTTAGGTAGAATATGTGTATATAAAGACGACATATATAAACTTAGTGCTAATTTATACTATAGTTATTATGTCGTACTATATTTAATCGACGAAAATTTTTAAAGGAGACAAATATGAATTGTGAAAAAAATTTAAAGATTAAAACTAAAGGTTTAACATCTTTATTACGATCGATGAATTACAATACGTCTGTCGTCGTCATTAAAACAGCTTATGGCTATAAAACAACTATCATGGCTTTACGTAACGACGGTAATTTTATGCAAATTACAATATGTTTAAATTATCGCGGGAGCGTTGTCGATACCGTATATATTCGTATGAACAATACTAAAAAAGATTTAAAATATGAAGATCTTATTCATTTTAAAGCTAACAATTCATATACGGAACGTAAGGACTTATCTGAAACTATTGCTAACTTAATTATTAATACGAATCGTAAAGTCGATATGTTTTATACTTTTTCATTAAAAAATATTAAAACAGCCTTATTAGACCCAGTATTAATTAAACAATATTTATCTGTACAAAAACAGATGAACAGAATTACTAATACTATTAATGAAGTAAAGATTTAAATGGCTTATAATATTATTAAATATAGCAGACATAATAATGATGTATATGTATATATACAAAAAATGCCTGGCATTTATAATCAGAACTTAAGTTTATATTTTGCATATATGTATAGTATATTCGACTTTAAATTTCGATATGGCATTGTTAAAGATATCAATTTTCAAGCATATGTTAATTTTAGATTATTAGATGAAAGTATTAATCCTAAAAATGTCGATATCTTAAATATATTAAAGAGTAAAAATTATGAAATATAAAATACTATTAAGGAAACTACCGATCGACGAATATGCTCACGAATTATTCTACGATACTTTTAATAGCAATTTTAATAGCTCTTTATATGTAACATATTTATTGTTTAATATATATCCAAAAAGTAGCGTATATTTAATTAGTAATACAAAATTAGAGGCATTAGTATCAATACCTACCCCTGATTATATATTCATGGAAGAATTAGAAAAATATAATTTACTAAGTATTATAGAAAGGAATAAAGATGAATCTGTTAAGTGAAACAGAACAAAAGCTCAAAGAACTTGATCTGACATTAGACGATATCCAATTCGTGATGTGTACTGAATCTGAATATGGTAATGATTTTATATTTATGAACAAAGATACATTTGTCAAGAATGCCGGATCTGTTAACTACGATAATGGATACGGCAGTCAAGAAATTAAAAACAATTTAACGATCTATACAAAGACCCACATCATCTATCGGTTCGAATATGATGGTGCTGAATGTTGGAAATATGTTCCGACAATTATTGGTCTTGACGAATTCTTGCAAGACGAAAAAAACTGGAAAGAATTTAAATTTGAATCGAAAGATTATTACAAATATGAAGAACAAATTCCGTTTTAAAATTAATAAATGGATTAAAACTAAAATCTCATCAGTATTGCTTCCATATTATACATGGATAGTGTTTGAAAAACAGGAAAAAATTGGTGAAAAGAATTTTAAATTATACCACATCTATTTCTTTTTCTTAGAAAAATATTTATAATTATAACTAAGAGGAGAAATAATTGTGGATTTTTTTGTAGGAAAAATATGAGTGAAGCATATATAATTTCGTCATATGCAAAAAATGATAGGGATCGATTATGTCGGTTTAAAACATATAAAGCTGATAATATGTTCGTTCGAGCATACCATCTAGCATATTATGCATATATTAGTTATGCGTATGAGAAATATCGTATTTGTATATATCCAGAAGGAACAATAGGCAATCGATACGATATAACGTTCGAACAAATTGCTGAGATGTACGATATTGTTAACTGTATTAAAAATAAAGAGTATAGCAAAAAAATGAATTCTAAAAAACGTAAGTGGTTGAAAATATTTTAAGAGGTATTTAATGGGTTATACGTTAAAACATAGTATTAAAAAAACTGCCGAAATTATTAATAATCTTGATATTAATCAATTTAATAGCGATCGCAGAAATTATTATATCGAAAAGGTTGAGTTTGTTAACGAAGGTATATTTCCGTCGATTCGTTTCATTATTAGAAATGGCCAGACTGGTATAACTGATGAACGTTGTGGTATGTTACGTAAAGTTCCGAATACTAACGAAGTTGAATATCGTGACGGAACAGTTAAAATGTACGACGGTATCATCTGGACATTTTTAAAAGAAGCGGATATAACATTATGAAACATAAAAATTATTATGATATCTGTAATTCGGCTCAAAAAATTTATGATAAAAATCCTGCATTTTTCCCAGGAAATAATATTAGGAATAACGCAAAAACTAAAATGAGAGAATTTAATGTTATTGGTGAAGAATTTAATGCTTTATTCTATTATGAATATATTATGTATTTAATCGGAAAAAATTTATAATGTTTATTACTCAAAGAAAATTAATCGATAACTTATACTATAAAGGATATAATCCTAAACTTGTTTTATGTGATTTAAAACAAGATCGTATTATTAGAATTAGTTCTAAAAATGAAAATATGTCGAGTCCTAAAAATGGTATATTCATCATTAAATTTATATTAGAAGACAGATGGTTTATAAAAAAAAAGCCATATTATTTACTGGGATCTAAAAGAATACAGGTTAATTTTATTGTCGATACAAAACAACAGAAAATTAACGAAATAGAATTTACATATAAAGCAGCAAATAATTATGGATATATTAAAAATTTTTCGAGTATTGATAATATTAATTATTTATTCGATCGAAGAGCATTATTATATAGAAATTACATTGTCGGATTTTTATTTATAAACTATGTTAAAAAAACTGTCGAGAGTCTTAGTAAAAAATATGAGGTGATATAGTATGTTTAAAAAATTTATCGATGAATTACGTTGGTATATTAAAGAGCTATTAGAGGAAATTTAATTAAATAGATAAAATTGTTGACAAAAGTATATATATATAGTAATATATATATAGGAGGTGCAAAAATATGAATAATGCACAAGTCAACAATTATAAACCAAAAGATTTTTCTAAACTACTTAATGTTTCCGTAAAAACTTTACAAAGATGGGATAATAATGGAATTTTAAAAGCTCATCGTTCTCCTACTAATAGAAGATATTATACATATGATCAATATCTTCAATTTAAAGGAATTAAAAAAGAAGATGATGCTCGAAAAGTAGTTATATACGCTAGAGTATCTACTAAAAATCAAAAAGATAATTTAAAAAATCAAACTATTTTTCTTCAAAATTTTTGTAATGCTAAAGGCATGATAGTTGATGAATGTATTGAAGATTTTGGCAGTAGTTTAAATTACAATAGAAAAAAATGGAATAAACTATTAATTGATGTCATGGAACAAAAAATTAAGACAATCGTAATTTCTCACAAAGATAGATTTGTAAGATTTGGATATGATTGGTTTTATAGATTTTGTGAAAAATTTAATACAGAAATTATAGTTGTTAATAATGAAAATTTATCTCCACAAGAAGAACTTGTACAAGATATAATTTCAATACTCCATGTTTTTTCATGTAAATTATATGGTCTTCGTAAATATAAAAAGCAAATAAAGGAAGATAGCAACATTGCTAAAGAGCTTCAAAACTGAAATCAATCCTACAAAGGAACAAATTGCAAAAATAAATAAAACTATCGGAACATGTCGATATATTTATAATTTTTATATTGCTAAAAATAAAGAGCTTTATAATAAAGAAAAAAAATTTATGTCTGGTAATGAATTTAGTTTTTGGTTAAATAATGAATATTTACCAAATAATCAAGATCAGCTTTGGATTAAAGATGTTTCTTCTAAGTCTGTAAGAAGATCTATTGAAAATGGATATATCGCATTTGTAAATTTTTTTAATCATAAAAGTAATTTTCCAAAATTTAAAAGAAAAGATATTCCTGATGTAAAGATGTATTTTATTAAAAACAACAATAAGGATTGTTTAAGCGAACGACATCGAATAAAAGTTCCTACGTTAGGTTGGGTTCGCTTAAAAGAAAAAGGATATATTCCTACTTCTAAAAATGGTTTTATTGTTAGAAGTGGAACTATTTCACATAAAGCCGAAAGATATTATATATCTGTTTTAATAGATATGCCAGAGAAAAATAAGCAAATTAATAATAATCCTGGTATCGGTATAGATTTAGGATTAAAAGATTTTGCTATATGTTCAAATAATTCTGTTTTTCAAAATATAAATAAAACGAATAGTATTAAAAAAATAGAAAAAAGTTAAAGCGAGAACAACGAAAGTTATCTCGTAAAATTATTAATTTAAAGAAAGGAGCATCTACTCAAAAGAATTTTGTAAAACAAAAGTTAAAGGTACAAAAGCTTTATCAAAGATTAATAAATATTAGAACAGATTATTTGAATAAAACAATAAATAGTATAGTGAAAACCAAGCCATCTTTTATTGTTATTGAAGATTTAAATGTATCAGGTATGATGAAAAATAGACATCTTTCTAAAGCTGTAGCACAACAAAAATTCTTTGAATTTAGAACTAAGTTAATTAGTAAATGCAAAGAATATAATATTGAATTAAGAGTTGTAGATAGATGGTATCCATCATCTAAACTTTGTCATAGTTGTGGTCATATTAAAAAAGATTTAAAATTATCTGATAGAACTTATATATGTTCTGAATGTGGCTATACTGAAGATAGAGATATTAATGCAAGTCTTAATTTAAGAGATACTAAAACTTATACAATTATACAATAAACATAATGTATAAGTATGTACCGAAGGCTTATTCGGGAATTTACGACTGTGGAGTATACAAGAACTTGTGAGTAGTATATTTAATTTTATTAAATTACCAAAGCATATACGTTGAAACAGTAAGTAAAAACTGTGAAGTTTTACAAATCTCATTATAGATATATGTCTATAATTTGAGTAGCAGATTTAATATGAAATATAAATTATTATTCAATAAACTGAAATTAGAATATATTTGCGATTGTAATCAATTAACGCATACTATCGATACTGTTATTATGAATAATCATAAAGATATTAAAAATAATCATGATTTAAATTATCAAATGTATGGTAACGGTCATGGTAGCAATGTCGAAGTATATTATAATGGAACGCTAGTTGATATTGTCGAAGTATCAAGAACATGATTAATTGGTTTAATTGGTTGTATTCAATTCATCATTATAGTCCGATGATTTTTCCTGAATCAATTACTATAGAGTATTCAAAGTTATATCCTTTCTTAAAAATAAATGACGAGCCGTTGTTGTTTACAATATCTAACGATCCTAATCATTTAGATATTAATATCGTATTTTTTACATATAATCTTCGTCGAAAGATTTATGAATATTCTATTCATTTATCAGCATGTATAACAAGCGGAAAGATATATCCAATATATGCAACAGATAACAATATATTGTATAATATATTTAATGAAATAATGTGTAAGCATTTAATATATTATATGTATTTAGAAACTGATAAGGCACGACAATTGATCGATAATGTATTGGAGGAATATAAAGATGAGTAGTGTTTATAAAAGGTCCTCAGAATGTTTTGTATATGATAAAGCTAGCGATTTTGGTAAGGTAATATCAACATATTTTTTGTATGATAATGATATTGAAAATAAATCTCCGACTGATCTATGTATAGAATTATATAATATGAAGCAAGAATTAGACGCCATGGAGAACGAGAGGATCATTCGCGAATATTTGAAGCTAGCAAAACTATTAAGAAGAATAGGGCAATTATGAAATGGAATAAATTTATCCAAAATTATAATGATTTAACTAGTTTAGTATTTTATCATTTATACGACATGACAGATAATGAAAATCAAAAATTAACTATATTTAAATTTAAAAATTTACTTAAAACAAGTTCTATAAAATATTATTATTCATATGAAATTGCTTATAAGCAAATTAATTTTCAAATTGATATAAAACAGCCTGGATTTATAATTAACAGTATTAATGTATTTTTTAATGAAAAAAATAGTATTCGTTATTCGTTAAGAGAAAATGATTTCTTTAATCGAAAATCATTATCTAATATAAACGTTCATAAAACTGTGTTTTTATGGACGTATTTTTTAATACTTTTAAATAGTATAAAATATGAATTAGAGGAGTAACAATGAGAAAATATATATTTGGTTCAAAAATAGATTGTGATACTTTTATTCAAAAATTTAATGAATTTCAAAATGATAGCAAATTTAAAAATAAAATTTCAGAATTAAGAAGATTCGATACAAAAACTATATTTATTTTTAATAGAAATAGAAACGATGTTATAATTAATAAAACTTCTTTTATTGATACAGAAGAAGTTAATGGATTAAATAGTTTTATTTTAGAGTCTGATGATCTTTCAAGTGCTACTAAAGAATCAAAAATATGGAAGAATCATCGAGTTATTAAAGACTATTATCCTCATACTGAACTTAAACATTGTTTCTTGGTAATAGATTTTTTCAGTGATGCTACAAGAATTAAATTTATCGAAGATTATAGAAATTGGTGCAATACAGAATTTGGTGCTAATAGTAATTTCAATATTTTAGATAAAGATAATCTTATTTATTGTATGCCAAGTAATAGAGATTTTTCTAGACCGTGTAAAAAAATATTAGTAACAGGAATAGAAAAAGATTATCATTTTGGCGACGATGATTTTTTGAGTATTCATATATATTTGAATATGCTTCTAGGAGGCGTTTTAAAATGACTTTATTTGATAAATCAAACGCAATTGCTTCCATTCTAGAGCGTCATAAAAGTATTAATATTTTAGATGACATTACCGATATGGAAATCTATAATCAAGACTTTAAAATTTATTTTTTAGTCGCTAAAACTATGCTAGGATTAAATAATGAATTACCAGAAATATTATGCTTTAGCATCGAAGATGGCGACGATGTAGTATACTTCGATTTATTCGTCGAAAAAGATAAAAACGAAGATTATGATCCAGTATTTATTACGACAGAAACTGAAGATAATATTATGGAATATAATGGATTTTTAGATGTATTATTCCCAGCTTTAATAGAATTAGCTTATTATAAACTAAAGGAACGAATGTTTAACTAATAAGTTAAATTAGGGTTGTTATTAATTTACCGCCATTTACTTCACGGTTGGGCTCCGCCCCGAAATCTCTTCACACGTTTTCTAATGTGGTTTAGTCAAATGAAAGGATAAGATTATGCAAACAGTAACATTTGAATCTAAAGAACAAGCTAAAGAATTTTTTATTACTTTGGGTGAAAATCTTAAAGCTAATCAAAACAAAATTTTTGAATTTGGTGGTCAACAATGGAATTTTGATCGGGCTCCAGAAGTAACACCTAATATTATTAATTGTGTATTAGTATCTGAAAATAATGTGTTATATGTTATAGCTAATTTAAATAACGATACAGTATATGTCGATATCGATTTAGAAGACAATATTTCTGGCTTTAGTTATAATCAATTACAAAAATCTGCATTATTGTCTAATTTAGTATATCTCATACTAGAAGACTATACTCAGTTCATGTTCTGTAAAAATGAACGATAAAACTAAATTTAGCTTACTCAATACAATGTATTTTAACGTAAGCTATTTTCAAGCAATAGTCCCTAAATTATTTATAGGTGGTCGACGTTTTAAAATCAATTTTAATGACAATTACGGATCGAGCATTGTCGTAAAAACATACGATAATTATTTGAATGAACAAATTATATTTTTTAGTATAAAACTAATGGCTGTCGAGTCTATGACTCAACTTTCGACGAAAGAAAACGGCATGTTACTTTCTAATTTAATACATTTTGTTCCGAATAAAGTATGTTCTGAATTCGATACGTATAAAGTGTTAAAACAGTTTAATTTATATGTACAATATATTATACTTTCATTTAATCTTATGTATTGGAGGTGATGTAATGATTAAATTAGGATTTGGATCTGATAATGAAACAAGAAATGTTTATAATAATCTTAAAACTTTAATTGAAAAAGATATGTTTCCGGAATATTCTATTACAGATTTCGAAGAGAATAAAGCACGTAATTCTTTTAGATTTACGATTGCGTATGACGAAGACTATATGTATTCATATATGGTTTGGTACGAAGCCGGCATTCTAAATATTGAGCCAGAAAAAGAAGATTACGAAGTCGAGGATATTGCATTCATTCTATATCCGATTGCCGAAATGTTATTGTAAAGAGGTGTGTACATATGTTAGCTATATTGTTTGTAATTTTCATGATGATTTATTTAGCATTAGCCATTGGCGGCACGTTAGCCGGCTGGGACAAAAAGGACGAATAACATGGATCAGTTCCTTTTAGACAGTGTGGCATTGATCGGATTTATGGCTATATGGTTTGTATTCGCTATTATTATATTTTTTATGCATTACATATATAGACTTTGTAAAACGAAAAAAATAGTCGAATCATTTTTGTATATAGCCAAAATGCATGCACGAATGTTTTCTAAATTGTATATAACAACGATGTTATTTTTTGTATTTTGTATTATAATCAAAAGTGTATTAGAATAATATGTATTTAAAAGATTTAATAACTCGTGTAAACAAATGCAAAAAAGATGACGATAAAAATATATATCTATTAAAACATAAAAATTTTAAAATATTTATGCTTAATTTGATTTTAAATAATAGTATACGATTTTCTGTATATGATTGTCGTTCGTCAAATGCAACTGTTTTAGATTTAATAGCGCACGACAAATACAGTCTTCATGAGTGGCGTGGATATACTTTGTGGTTAGAAAATTTTAAAAAGAAACTCCCTAACATGTGTACATACTTAGCATATTTATATATTCTTAATATGGTTAAAAATGAATAAAGTAGAAATAAAAGATAAAACATTCCTTAAACGGTTCGAAGTTTTTCGAGACGCTAATAGAAATCGATTTACTATGAAGCGTCGAAAATATCGGATCCATCAGTACTATACGACAGATGGATCACAATACGAAGTATTCGGTAGAGGATCACAATATTTCGGTGTCTTTACGATTAGTGAAGATAAATATATATGTTCTAGTAACATAAGTGAAGAAAATTTATTATTAATTATTAACGGTATATCTGATACGATACGTTCGTATCGTATTCCGTTAAAATTCGACGGATATCCTTGTTCAGTATATGTCGAAGAAATTATGGACCAATTGCATTTTAATAATACTATTTGTATAGGATATCACGATATACAGTTCGAAGTTAATCGGGTTAATAATATTATCGGATATATTAAAGCAGAAGCACGAACAAATGCAATCGATGTATATAATATGCAAATGACATTACAATATCAATATTATGATGATTGTATGCACATATTTTGGCATAAATTATTAATAAAAGGTAAAGAGTCAGCTTTAAAAATATATTATAAATTTTTAATAGCCATGTGCAGCTTAATAGAATATCAATATATTAACTGCTTATATAGCGTAGAAAAAGTACCGTTTTGAGGTGAGCATGGAAAAAACATATATTAGAATTACAGATTGGATGATCTGTCAACATTTTGAAATGTTGATTAATACACATAGAACATCTGGTAAATTTATCGTTAAAGATTTAGATAATATCGCATGCGAAATTACGTATAATAATGCATATCATTGTTTAAATTTATTAATCGATGAAGACAATTATTATATCGATGCTATTTACGATGCTAATATAAAAACATTATATTGGTATATCGAAAACAATATTTCGTTTGACGATTTTGGTAAAGTATTAAATGAGGCTCAGTATGTCAACCCTGTCATTTGAAACACTTGAATATATAAAAATATTCTTAGATATAGTTTTAGGAGCATTGTTGGGCGCCGGTATACATTTTTTACTTACTAAAGTTATCGATAAAGTATATAATGTATATAATGAAGATGGCGATATTAAATTATTATTAATAGTATTGCCATCTTGTATTACAGTATTAGTAGTATGGAGCATTGTTACATGGATGAGATGAAACTTCAGTTAGAAGTATTATATAAAATCTTGATGTTAGATTTTCACAAATTTTATCGTCGAGAAAAAGGATCGTATAGCCTTACTGTTAAAAGAGTAGGCGATGCTATTATCGTTACGGTCGACTGGAATGAAAATAAAGACTTTGTTAAATTCCAAATTTACTGGAATTCAGAAGAAAGACACGTAAGCTTTAGTTTTAATTTCGATACGAATAAAATCGATGCATTGCTTATCGTAAAAGATTTATTAAAGAAGGAGGAATAAATATGGGCATGGTGAATGAAGTCACGAATAAACTAATCGGTATTAAAGGCCGTGTAGCTTTTGAACATAAAGGTTACATTATCTATATCGACAACTCTAGAAAAAAAGAAGTCGATAGTGGCGATATTCAAATCTTTAAAGATCGCGAACAAGTATACGATTATTCTATCGCATATCCTTGTAAAGAATGTAAATCTAAAGGTATTTACAACAATAAAAAAGATAAATTTATTAATAATATCGATCTAGAAAAACTGTACGAGATTATTATGACAACGGATTTATAACATGATTTTTCTAAAAGATAAATATCGAATTGTTCTAAATAAAAGAAATGTAACGTCAATTATCGTTACGGCATTAACTGTGCTATTTTTTGTGTTTTGTGATCTTAATTATGCTACCGATAATGGTAAATTAGCATTATATCAAACACCGATATTGATTATCGTCATAAGTATGATTACAATCGATATGCTACCTAATAAAGTAAATCCATTTCATGCCGATAGTTTAATATTAAGTAGAATTGATGAAAAACAAGCTGATAAAGTATTTGAAATATTTAAAAATACTTTTAATTTCATATTATGTGAAATATTATATTTTCAACATGAAATGCACTTAGAAATTGAAGATATTTCGATCGGCCAGTTAAAAGATATAACATTATCAATTGATGCTAGGGCCGTAATGAATACGGGCATTAAAACTATACTTATTAATATATCGATGTATAAATTAGATAAAAATAATTCTTTAGTATCTTTTTTTATACCGTTATCATCTAATATTCCTAAGTCTATTAAAGAAATGAGAATTTCTAAAAATTTAGCACAATGGCAAGATATTATCATCTTTACTAAAACAATAGAATATTATTTGTTAAATCATCAGTATTATGGAGCTATAAAAAATGAAAAAAGAAGAATTTAGACAATTATGTTGGCTATTTCGACTATTTTTAATAGCTACCGATATTGAAAATTATCAATCAGAAGATTTTAAAATCGGCGAATTTAAATATGCTGTTAGATTAACAGCCGTCGAACATACTCTTCATATCGAGTTATTAAAAAAAAATAATCCGATCGTTGCTTCGCTATCTGGTGTTGATTATTTTTCACAGGAATCGTTAAGTTTTAATTTTAGAACGAACGATATATTAAACGATTATTTCGAATTATTCTTTGACGGTAGTAAAGTAATTGAAGAAAATCTTAATATACTGTATAATATATCATATAATATATGTAATCCTGTAGATATAATGAAAGGACTAGTTAATAACAATGGTCGGAAGAATAAAATTTACTGGTAAGCTAAGTGCTATTAATAGAATTAATAATGAATTATTGTATACCGATATGTTCGCGGGCAATTGTATCGTCAAAGAAAAGATTCGTTGCGATAATATTTTAATGTTAACAATCGAAACTGATTACGATATTAATTCTGCATATTTAGTTTCATTAAGCGATACATATCATGTGAATATCGAATATAGTATTAGCGATCACAGAAATCATATTAAACATAATGGTATCGTTGTATTTGAAAATAATAAAGCCGAAATAGTCGAAGAAAAGAAATTTAATTATGAATCAAAAGCTTAGTCGACGCGTATTTGTAGCAGTTAAAAATAATGTGTTGATGACGTCATCATGTAGGCATTATGAATTTAATAGACTTGACATTATGGCGTCTAAAACAAATGTTCATTTTGCGTCTAAAGATACTGAAAATTCTAAAATATTTAATAGTATTAAAACGTTAATAGCACTTGTTAATAAATACGATGAATTTAAACAAGCCGGTATGATTGTTTGGTTGTTAGGATACTATAGTTTTATTTTAGATAAAAATTTAGACGTAAAAAAACATTTTAAATTATTTAAAGAAATCCAAATTTTTTATGCTCAACAAGTTAATTTAAATCCTAATAATGTTCAAGTTCAACAAATTAGAGGATCGTTAGAACGAATAGCTAATAGATTAAATGAGCAAGTAAACTTTTGGACAGATGTATATCGAAATCTTAACGAAAGGAATGGTGGTCGGTGAGCACAAGTTTACGTAATTTATTCAAACGTCATCGCCACAGCTTTAATCCAGAAAGTCTGTTGCGTGATTTAAAAAATAATAAAGAAAAAAAGAATTTATTCGATAAAGTTAAAGAAATGGAGGAGGCTAGAAAATCAGAAGTGTTGGAGCCAGAGCGTAACAACTATCCACAATGTAAAGTTGATTTAGTAGCACAAGTACAGCAAGAAATCAAAGAAGAAAATACTCCGAATGAACCGGCGGACGATATTCAAGAAGTTTCTGTACATGCTGATTGTCCTACAATCGAAATCGATGAGTGGACAACAGAAGATCTAGTACGCACTATTCAGAAAAGTAAAGAAGCTATTAAACATATTATGCAAAATTACGAGTTCTGGAATAGCATGGTAAAGGAATGCGATCAAGCATTAGGCGATCTACGACATTTCGCTGAATTTTACGACGATGCGACGCAAGAAGAAATTAATAAAATTTACGAATTAATGACAGAATATAGTCGTAAGCGTCGTGTGTATAAAGACCGTGTCGAAATTTTTAAAGACTTGTTCGCCGGCAAGGCTAAGATGGAAAACACTTACGCACCGGTTAATCAAATGTCGAATAAATTTAATAAGATGAATATCGAACGTCAGTATTCTCCACGTGTTCTTAAGGACTTGTTCGAGCGTTAGTCACGTTCTACATTATCCTTCGGGGGCTCCGCCCCGAAATCACTTCTGTGTCCTTTATAAGAAGCTAGGTTTAGCTAGCTTCTTTTTTTATTATGAAAAAAAATTATACAAATATTATAAGAAGAATCTGTAAAGACGGCTTGCCTGAAAATTTTTATCATAATACTTGTAATAACAATAGAATAAGATTGTTTATGCGTGAATGGAAAATACATAAAATATTTGCAAATACATTTGTAATATCTAATTTTAACGTATATAACAATATAAATGATTATATTGATTTTGATTATAAAAAATTTCAAATTTATAGACATTCAAAACTTTTTGATACGAGAAAAAATATCACTGATAATAATTCTTATCAGGCAGAATTATTACTTTTATGGTTAGTATATTTTTATTACTCGAGGTATTAAAATGAAATATTATCTTGAAGTCGAGAGTGATGTACATCACCCGACAGCAAAAGAAATTGCCGAGATTATCGGTATATATAATGTAAGTAATCAGCCTCACGCTATGTTTGTGCGAGCGTATTTAGGACGCAGTCCATTGCAGTATCTAGGTCGTAACGGTATGGTTCAAGTATTTAATAATTATTCGGCTATGTTAACATTAGCTAACGATATGTATGAATATTGTAAGCGTGAAGGTATTAACGAAGTATATTATAGTTTAGATGACGGACGCGGATATAATTTAAAATTATTTAAGGGCCGTATTCGTATAGCTATTAATAGATTAGAAAATATGTGTAAAGGGGTAATTGAAGATGGAACAAAATAATCAAGCACAAATTTGTCGTAAAATTGGCATCATTATTGGCAGTTTATTAAATATCTGCGTAACGTTAGTTTTAGCATTAGTTAAAGCTGTATCTTCTGAAGCTAAAAATGTATCGAAAGGATTTGACGAAGCCGAAGAAGTTGAAGAAACTATCGAGACTAAAAATAAAAAGAATACCGAAGGTATTGATGATATCGATGCTGAAATCGAACGTTTAATAGCATTGAAACAAGCTAAAGAATCTAATAACAATTAATTATGGCTTATATATCAATTGGCGAAGAAGAAAGAATTATTTTATCGACGATATATGAATTCGTAGCACAATATCCAGCATTAAAATATGATTATATTTTGTTCTCTAATCCTAATCGTACTCATATTAGAGTTGAAAAAATTTTCGTATTAGAAGATACAATTACTGTACATATAGAATATTGGACTACAAATAATAAAGAAATAATAGCATTTGAATTAAATTTAAATACTAATACTGTTAATTTTGATAACGATGCAGATCGTGAATTCATTAGAGATATTATGTTTTTACCAAGTGTCGTGAATTATAAATTCATCGAAACATATATAGGTAAAGATTTGTCAATTTTTGCTAATAATTTAAGAGAATGCTATTCATTAAGAATAAGCAGAGGTTATGATCTTTGGTATAGATTTTTGTTTATATTTTCTGATATGTTTAGCGATGTAAATGACAGTGCACTTTTTAGTACCGATGCTATGTTTTTAGCAGAAGAATCAGCTATTAGATTTTTAAAAAACGGATCGATTTGTATCGTAGATAGTAATCGAATAAATAAATACAATAAAAATATTAGATTTTTACCATTATATTTAATGGAGTATTTTATGCAGGGGTATTATCTAAATGCATTACAAGTTCAAAGCGATCTCGAAGAATTTCGACGACAATCAGAAGAAAATATTGATAACTGGAGAGCTATCAACTCATGATGATGAATATTTCATTAACAATGTTCCGGTCGATAAAAAGACTATAGGTCAATCAACAGGTTTAAAGGATAAACATGGCCAAGAAATATTTATTAACGATATCATTCATTTTAAAGCAAATTATGGTAGTTATACATTAGAATTAACTACGGCAACTGTAGGATTTGATGAACTTAATGGAAGATTAGCCGTTAAGATGAATGATAATGTGTTAGCATTATGTGATATGAATTATAACGATGTCGAGTACGAAGTACTTGGGAATATTTATGAAGGGAAAATTAATGGACAGAAACTTTAAAGCAAGATGTCTGAAAGACAGATCTTGGAAAATTGGTTTCTTTTTAATTAAAAAGAAAGAACCATGTATTAAAGACATTAAAAATGTATGGCCAGTGCATGAACAAACGATTTGTCAGAGTACTGGTTATTTAGATTGTAATAAAAAAGAAATTTTTGTCGACGATCTTATTAAATTTAGTGCAGAATTAAATGGTAATAAAATTGAATTCGAAGAAATTCAAGTATTATTCGATCCGGCTTATGCCAAATTAGTATTATTTGCTGGCGATTATTCTTATGATTTTATGAATCCTGAATATGAAAATGTTCGATATGAAGTTATCGGAAACATTTGGGATAAGATTGCATTAGCAAAGAAGAAGTAATATACTAGGTATATAGGCTTATAATTTTTAATAAGAAGGTATACCTCATGAATTATCACAAATTACTTGAAGACTGTGACTTTATTAAAGTAAAGCAAACAGTCGAAATCCGTCCTCATGACGGAAACAAAGGCTTTTTTGAATATGTTAATCATATTTTTAAAAGTGTAAATAATGGTCATCGTTATGGCCCAGCAGTTAAGACTAATATTTTAACGATATATAATCGTGGCAATTATATTGCTTGCGAAATGGGTGATCAACGTATCGATATCCGTCGAGATAAGATTATTATTTATGTATCAGGTTTAAAAGCTAGTAATGAAGAAACATATCGTCAATATGCTATTAATAATATTGGCGTGTTGAATTATATTTACAATTGTAAAAAATACTAGCTTAATAAAAACAATGGCGGTATTAGAATCAAAGCTAAGTCGTACGTAAGATATGCCAAGATTCACTGAAGGCTATGCATAATAGTATAGCCAAGTGTCCAATTAGATTGAACCTCATAAGAGAATATAATATCTTTAAAGGATAATAATAATTTATTATCTGAATTAGACCGCCACTCCCATGTGGATGAAGTAGTGGAGACACCCTACCGAAAGATAGGGATTATATGATCTTAGCAAAAAAATGCTAAGCCTGCATAACAGGGTGCAATCAGAGAATTAGCACAAGCTTCTACTTTGCAGGAGAGCTTACAGCGAAATGTTGTAAGACAATTAAGAGCAGCCCTTGAAAACCAAAAGGGCTGCTATTTTATTTTAACGAAAGGAAAATCCCATGCGAAAAATTATTATATTTATATGCTTACTAGTATTATTCACATCATCACATGCATACGCATGGGACAATCCTAATAAACCACAAGTAAATACTGGAGTATATGCATTAAAAACAGCTATGATTGGTGCATATATGAATGGATTTAATGACGGTAAAAATAATCTAAGTAAAGATGAAGATTATACTTATGGCGATTATAAAGACTTCTTGAAATTTTATGAAGAAGGCTATTATAAAGGCCGTGTATTTCGCAATCAAAAAATGTAATCGGCGATATTTTTAATTAGTCAATACAGGGCCTATGTTTGTCCCTACAAAAATTTATTTAAATAGTTTAAATTTTGTAAAAGTATTATAATTATAAATTAAAATTATATAATTTAATATAATACTAAAATTAAAGATGAAGATTATACTAATGGCGAATATAAAGACTTTTTAAATTTCTATAATGAAGGCTATTACAAAGGCCGAGTTTTCCATCATCAAAAAATGTAGCCGATCATGCTTTTAGCTAGTCGGTATAGGGCTTAAATTTTATCCCTTTGGAAGTTTATTAAGATAACTTGTTAAACTCCATAAAGTACTGTTAAATATGATTCTAAAAATAGTTGATTTGTTTTTTTAGAGTTGTATTTAACAGTACTAAAATTTAGATGCTTTGTGTATGAAAATAATTCAATATTTATTCCAAAAAAAGTTACGATGGTTTAATTATGTCTACTACTATTAAATGGTTAATGATTATTAGCCAAGCTGTTACTAATTTAATATTTGGATTTACGACGCCAGTCGTTCATGTTTATTTTATGAGTTTAGTCGGTCCGAATATTTATAGCTTAGCTAATTTTATCGAGGCGGGATTAGCTGCCATCGTAAATAGTTTGTTAAGTAATCAAACATATCGTCATTATTTTAAACAATTTGCCTTATACTTCTTAGCATTAGATAGCATATTATATGTAATCATAATATTTTTAGGTTTAGATTATATTAATATTCGATTTATTGGACTAGCTATTATTAATAGTCTATTAAGTAATATTTGGTTTATTATGTTAAGCGATGTTTTAAATAAAAATATTTCTGGCGATGAATTAACTGATTTTAAAGTACTTCAACGAAGCTGGATGCTTTGGGGAAGCTTAATCGGATCTGGCATCGGTGTATGGATTAATAATTCTATATCGATAGAATTTGCTTTGGTTTTACAAGCTTTATCGACAGTATTTATTGCTGTTTGCGATGGCTATTCATTTAAAAAGTTAGAAAGGTCAGCTGATAAATGAGACTATTAATTTTAATTGCTTGCTTTATTTCGTTATTTAGTATGTGCGAAGCACGAAGTATTGCAAGTTATAATTGCACTTATGAAGAACAACAAGAAGCGTTAGCTGAATATCATAGTTTTGTAAGTGGCTTTGACGATGGTTTATATAATTATACTACTATTAATTATTCTGACGATAACTATAAGATGGGTTATCGATTAGGAAGTGTTCATCGGAGGTAATTAAATGAGTTATGAAACATTAGTTGCGATTGGCGTAATTGCTCTTGGCTTTTTAGGAACAATTTGTTTTGTCGTGTATCAAGTATTTGAAACACGACGTATGCGTATTCAGTATGATAATGGATACACAGAAGCTGAAATTAAAGAAATTCTTCATGCTGAAATCGATCCGTTATTAAATATTAATAATAAGGCGAATAAAAAATGAAATATTGTATAGAAGATAATTATAACGATTTATTAAATTTATTATTTAGAATACAAAAAGAACAGTCTACTGGCACGGTATATATTTTAGTAACAAATGAATTATATATTATTGACACAGAATTAATTGCTTGTAGTAATAATATTTTAGTTAAATTTAAAATATCGGAAGATTCTAAAAAGAAAACTGAAAACTTTAAAATATACACTTGTGTATTATTGGCATCAGATTTAAATAACGGTATCTTTAAAATTAATATTGAAAATTCTATTGATACTAGTATTGAACTAGAACTTGTTGAACTTTTAACAGAAAAATTATATAAGCATAATACAATTAGAGATATGAAAGGATGTTAACATGAAAATCGATATTAACGATAATTTTAAATGGTTTTTAGAAAGTTTGTTAAACGAAGGTTTCGATCATTTCTTTATTGATGATATGTACGGTGCTATGTTTACTAAAAATGGTAAGATTACAAGTATCGATACCGTTAATTTTGTTACGAGTAACTTCTATAAGGCTTGTCCTGATTTAGAAGAAAATACCGAATACAATATTAAAGATTTTATCGAAGGAAAACTTATCGATAATAATTTTGAATTCGGTGACAAAGTTATTATTAATCTTAATGGTGAAGAACTTAATGGTATCTTCTTTAGAAAAAGTAATAAAGGCGGTATCGTTATCGTTAAAGAATCTAATAATCCGTTGTTAATTAGTAATAAAAATATTAGAAAAGCTGATTAATTTAATTAATTTATAAAGGTGAAAAAATGATTGACTTGAATAAATTAAAAAAATATATCGATTTAGACAATCCAAATAAAGCTTTAGAATATTTAGAAAATAATATGACTAAACATGAATTGTACATGTATATTGTTAATAAAATCATCGATCAAAAGAATAATGATTATGTTTGTATTCCGATGCCTACGGTCTATAATTTATTTATGTCGTTTATTCAAGATACTTGTAACGAACCTTATAAATTAATAGAAGAAATTATTGAGAAAAAAGCATTAATTGATATTGAACTATCTAATGATTTAAAAAATCTTCGTTTGAAAAGTCTAGATGATTTTAGAAAAAAATTTATCGGAACAAAAGATGAACATAGATGGATAATTGATTTTACTAAATATATTTTATATATAAATAAAGGAAAAGCAAAGCATATTTATGTATTAAGTCCTTTTTATTCTAAAAAAGAAGGCTGTATATATGATATGTTTATATCTAAAGTTGATTTTATCGATGATTTTAAATTCGCAGATGAACAATAATTAAAGGTGAAAAAATGAAAGAATTTAAATTAGAAGAACTTAAAAAAGCTATCGATCCTAAAGATCCAAAGAAAGCTATTAAATATTTAGGCGAAACGATTACACGTGAGCAAATGTATACATATATCGTTAATAAAATTATCGATCAAAAAGATAATACATGCGTATTCTTGCCAATGCCTACGATGTATAATTTATTTATGTCATTCATTCAAGATATGTGTGATGAACCATATAAGCTATTAAGCGATATTATTCAAGAGAAACCAACATTAGAAATTAATAAACTTAAAGAACTTGAAACTAAAGAAGTCGAAACAGTTGGCCCGGTTGCAAAATATTTACTTAATAAGTTTAATCTTGAAGATTATGACGATTTTAGAAAAAAATATATCGATACAGATTTCGAATATCGTTGGTGGCCATTATTCGTAAAATATATTTTAGAAAAAAATAACGGTAAAGCTAAGAAATTTGAATTATTGAGTCCGTTCTATGCTCCTAAAAATAGCACGAGCGATTATGATTTGTTTGCTCCCGAAGATTTCGAAGTGATCGATGATTATAAATTCGTGAATGAAAGGGAATAATGCGTTTAGTATATAATAATAGAGTCTATCACATGGTCTATCTAACAGATGCCGTATTAAAAGACGGTATTTATGTTAGTGAAGGCCTATGTGAAGACGGTAAATCTTATATTATTAATTGGGAGGATAAAGATTTTGACATAGAATATCCTAGTTCAATTTCTTTAGCATAAACTGAGTAATATATAATTGCCAGTACTGTTAAAATATACATAAGTGTGCTGGTTTTTTAGTATAACGAAAGGAAACAGCATGAGCGCATCCTTTGTAATATCGATTATCCAGCTACTCATGTTGATGGGTACTTTCATAATTTGTATAGCTTCTATATTAATAGTAGCTGGAATATTCGATCTTCTTTGTTCTAAAGAAGAAATACGTAAAAAAGAAATTAACACACAATTAACATGGAGCATCGTTGCATTTTTAGCAACGTTGTTCTTTATTTATATTTTGTTCGATATGCAACATTTAATCGAAATAAATATAATACCTTAATTTCTATATGGATCGTATCGGTAAAACTATCGATTGTAATTTCAAATTAGTGTTTTTTAGCCTTGGAGATGGTTGAATTTCGCTAATTTTCATGTCGCCAACGATTTGCTATTAATATATTTTAATAGTGATAGGAGACGAAACAGAGAATTAGGAGATCAAACATATGAAGATTTTAAAAACTGTATTTTTTGCTTTTACGTTATTATTAGGTATTGTTTGCATGCCTAATGCTAACGCTACCGAGTTAACTGCGTATACGCATACAGGTAGCGTAATGGCTAACGGTGAATGGCCATACGAGGGTGCAGTTGCTAGTAATGATTATGCCCTCGGTACAATTTTAAATATTAACGGCTACAACTATGTAGTTGCAGACCGAATGGCACCTGGTATTCATGGAGTTATCGATATCTTCATGAATGACTATGATAGAGCTATTCAATTCGGTCGGCAATACGGCGAAGTCTATGTCGTAGCGTAATCATAATCGATCCATTTTACGTATTACTCTCCCGTTAAAGTACTGGATACTGTCCAGCACATGTATATTTTAATGTTTTTAAATATAACGTTACTATTCTAAAAAAATATATAATTTTATATATTGAAATTAGCCTTCTTTTGTAATATAATAATATATATCTATTATTATTACGAAAGGAGGTATTTTCTTTGAATAAAAGTTTTAAAATTAGAATTTATCCTAATCAAGAGCAAAAAATCTTAATTGATAAAACATTTGGTTGCACAAGATTCTTGTATAATTTTATGCTAAATTTAAAACAAAAGTTATACAAATTTTATGGTATATCATTAAGTTATAATAATATGTCTAAAATTCTTACTGAGCTTAAAAAACATAAATTATGGCTTAAAGAAGTTGATAATAAGTCCTTACAACAATGTCTTAAAGATTTAGATTTTGCATATAAAAATTATTTTAATGGTTCAGGATTTCCTAATTTTAAGTCTAAACGAAGTAAAAACTCCTATCGTACTAATTGTAATTTACATTTAGATCAAGATAACAAAATGATTAGAATCCTTAAAGTCGGTTGGATTAAATTTAGAGATAAGACTAAATTTAATGGTTTAAATAAAATTTATAATATTACTATCTCTAAAAGTTATAGCGAAAAATATTTTGCTAGTATTTCAGCCGAAGTTGATATTACAGCTTTTGCGAAAACCAAGAAAAGTTGTGGTATTGATCTAGGATTAAAAGATTTTTGTATTTTGAACGATGGAATTAAGTTTGAAAATCTAAGATTTTTAGAATGTAATAAAAGACGGCTTAGATTGTTGCACAAGTCTTTAAGTCGTAAGGTTTATGGTTCTAAAAATTATGAAAAAGCTAGAATTAAACTTGCTAAATTTCATGAATATATAGCAAATTGTCGTAAAGATTATTTACATAAAATATCTATATTCTTAGTTAAGAATTATGATGTTATTTGTACTGAAACTTTGCAAATTAAAAATATGCTTAAAAATCATAAATTAGCTAAAGCTATTAGCGATGTTAGTTGGTATGAATTTTGCCGACAACTAGAATACAAATGTTTATGGTATGATAAACAATTTGTTCGTATTGATACATATTTTGCATCAAGTCAATTATGTTCTAATTGTGGTTATAAAAATCCTGACATTAAAAATCTTGATGTTCATGAATGGACTTGTCCTAAATGTGATAAACATCATGATCGAGATATTAATGCAGCAACTAACATTTTAAATCAAGGATTAACTTTAATATAATTTCAATATATAGAACCGTGGGATTCACGGGGATAGCCTATCATATCTTAGTATAAGACATATAGTAAATTTTTATTTATTATGCTACTATTGGATAGGAACCTCTTATAGAGGATGTCAGAGGCGTTTTTCTTATGAATAAACTTTTAAAAGATTTGTCGGCATTTGGATATGCCAGAGCTCTCGGACTTCGGACAAGATTTTTAAGTCGTGAATTTTGGACATCTTTTGTGTTTACTATTATATTTTTAGCTAATATGCTATTGTTCGATCATTGTAATAATATGACAATGTTTCATTTAATAGTATTATCTTTACCATATTTAATCGTATTGTTTGTGTTAAATGCAATTTATCATAATACAATTATGTATTTACTAGGTAAAGTAAAACGTGTCGACGAAGAAAATGAATTGTATTTAGCTAGTATTGCTGGTTATGCAATTTTTAATAATATTATGAATGCCATTGGCATTATTTTTAGTATGACCGGATTATTTTATTATTCCGGCTTTGACCAAGGGATTTTGATGAATCCTATTCTGTTTGTGTTCATTGTATTCCTTGTGATTTTTAATACTTATATTTGCTTAGCAAATATGGTAAATGGATTTAAAGTATATTTAATTACGCGAAATCAAGAGGAGTAATTATGCCTATTCTATGGAAAACTACAAAGTCTAATAAGACAAGTACATATAAAGGATATGTACCAATACCTTCGACAATTGACGAACCATCATTTGCTGAAAAATGGAAACGATGGCGAACTGGAGATCCTGCTAAGTTTTTAACATATAAAGATTTACAAGAATTAATTTTATATTGTTACAATAAAAATCTTAGCGTAACGACAACTGAATTAGAATTAGTTTTCCATGATAAACATATTTATGATAAAGAAACGGCCATTAAATATATTAATGAACATATGAATGAGTTCAGCTATATTGATGAATATAGCGGACGAATTATTAATCCTAGTCAAGGAGGTAGCAATACAGGAGCTAATAATAATAGCAACGGTAGTTGCAGTTGCTGTTGTTGCTGTAAAAAACCATAATGGACATACATAAAATATATATCGACATTTTAACTAGTTATAATATTTTGACTGTATTTAAAGGCGATATTAATAAAGAAGACTTAAAAATCATTATTAGTTTATTCTTATTAAGCTATACAAATTTAAGTATTATTAATCGAGATCGTAGTCTTAAAAAAGACGAAAAAGTCGAGAATTTCTTTAACGCTATCGATAAGATTATCGATAAACGATTTGTTAAAGATATTCTTGATCAAGAAACATTAGAATCTATTGTATTAGATTTTAATAAACGAATTAAATACATGAAAGAACATGGGCTTAATATCGAAGTCTATGATGAAATGCTGACGCCTGGCGTCGATTCGATTAAATATATTATCGAATAAATTAAGCTCCCTTGCGGGGGCTTTTTTAGTTAGGGGGCCTAAATGCGAAATATAGATTTGATTCGCAATTATAATAAAATCCAAGATATTGTCGCTATCTTTAATAGCATTAAAGTAAGTCGTCGAGCCGTATTTGGCGAAGAAATTATGAAGAAACAAACTATTAATGTGGAATTAGGCAAATTGTTTGTTAAACATAAAGTACTTGACGACTATCCTGTCTTTAAAATTCTTGTGAAACTACTTGTTGCATGTTATAATAATCCTGAAGAAACAAACATCTCTGAACTTAAGATCACAAACGATCTTACAGACGATGAAATTAAAGAAATTTACGATAGTTTAGAAGAACAAATTAAAGAAAATCCAGGTATTTTCGCATGAATTTAACTGTAAATCAGATCATGAGTTTAGACGATCCTGAAGAATATATTCGTGGTCTATTTGTTCGACTATGTATTATTAATTATCGTATAAAACAAAAGGGATTGACTAAAGAAGATCAATACGAAGTCATGCAATTAATCGAAAGTATCGCTAATACTGTCGGTTATAAAGAAGAAATTCTTAATAAATGTATCGATATATTTAGCGTTACGATGAATATGCATCATGACTTTTATTTATCTTGGGATTTGGTCGATGAATATTTGAAGGATAAAGTAAAGTTATGATTTTCATAAAAGAAAATGTTCTGAAACATGTCGACAAAATGATTGTCGACTTAAATTTTTCAGAACAAATTGGTAGTTTGCAAGAATTAAAAGAAGTTATTACGCAGGCAATTAATTATAGTACAAGCAAAGATCGATCAGAACAATTGTATTTTAGTCTAAATGAAAAGCGATTGATATTGTCGATCGATGAACAGAATTTAGGTACGTTCTATTCTGAAGAGTCAGATATGCCAATTATTTGGTCAGAAATCGAAGATTTTATACCGTCACCTCATGAAGACGATCAATATACATATGTAAGTACTATATATGAAACAATTATTATTAGTGATAAGTTAAAACCATTATTAGTTGGTTTATTCTTAGATATTAGTTCAGTATTACCAGTTAATTATATAAGGAGCTTTAAGTATGAATGTAAATAAAGCTATTAAAGAAATTAATAATGCACTAACTAATACGGTCGTCGAAATATATGGCGACAGTGGATCTGGCAAGAGTTATATAGCCGATAAAGTTGCTGAGACTAAAGATTTTGCTTTACTAATCGATAGTTTAATGCAGCGTACAGAAGGTCAGTATTATATTATTCAATCTAATAAATTGGAAGATGCTGAAGAATTAATTAAAGATTTTGACTTAATTGTTATTGATGATTTCTTCCAATTAGCCGGTGATCCTCGGGACAATATTTACAAATTACAAGAATGGGTGTATAATAATAAGAAATTATCTATTATTTTAATTAATCAGATTCGTGCGAATTTTAATGAACGACGTCCAGAAAAATTTGTTCCGTATGCTGATTATTTGCTACAACGGTATGCCGATCGACGATTCTTTACAGAATTTAAAGATGGCGAATATGTAATTACTCAAGTTAAATGAGGTGCACCTATGATTATTGTTATTTCTGGCCCGAGTGGTAGTGGCAAAAGTACGCTAGCTGGTTTATTCGAAGTTAAAGGTTTTAAACGTATCGTAACTTCGACTAATCGCGATCGTCGACTAAACGATCCAGAAGGTCAATATTATTTCGTTCCGAAAGAAGAATGGAACGACGACGATTATATTTGTGTTACTAATTATGGTGGCAATAAATATGGTATCGATAAAGGTTATTTCGACGAAATTAATAAAGATTTAAATTATATTGTCATATTAGATGAAGCTGGTTTAAAAGAACTTAAAGAATACTACGACAATGTATATGGTTTCTATTTAAACGTAGTCGAAAAAACATGTCGTGAACGTATGGCTCAACGTGGTGATGCTGCTGATAATATTGAGAAAAGAATTGCTTATGATAAAGAACATGATCGTTTTAATTATTTAATCGACGATGATGATTTATACGATCAAGCATTCTTTGGCGAAGATCATCCGTCTATGATTATGAGACAAATTATGGATTATTTTAATAATAATCCAGATAGCGAAGAAAAAATCGATGAAGGTGAAGAAATTCTCGCTATGTTACATAAACAAAAATAAATAATATATAAAGCCCCTTTTATAGGGGCTATTTTTAATGGAGGAAGTAATGGCATATTCTGATAAAATCGAACAGGCTGCTGTAATTTTATTCGATAAACGTGATGATCGTAATAAGTTAAGCTTACGTATTCGCGATCTATGTAATATGGACTGGTCTACCGAAACATTTACATCGTTTTCAGCTATGTGTGCTATCGAAATGTCTAAAAAGCATTATTGGGCTAAAGATTGGTCTAATATGAATTCATTGCATATGGCACGTATTTGGTGTATTCTAAATGCCGACGGTGCTACGCTTAGAGAACGTATCGATAATGCTGGGTTTACAGGCCAAAAAATTAACGAGATGATTATCGAAGGTGGCGGGACATTACGAAAACAAAAATTTGATATAGCTATTCGTAATAGTGAATGCTTTAATAGTACTGAAATTAAATTGTTAGAAGCTATTAATAGTAGAACTAAAAATAAACGTTTAGCATCGATGCGTGAAAAGATCACGCCAGAACATCGTGAATTGGCTACGAAGCATCGTTTAGAAACTCATCAGTATACTAAACATAAGGAAACTGCAAATAAAACTTTAAAAGAAACAGCTAAAACTGTTAAAGAAGCTAAGAAGCCAGCTCCACGATACGTTACGTATAAATGTATCGTTATTGATAGTAAAAAAAGTAAATTTGACAATATTGTCAATGCAATAAAATTAATTTTGAGTGGTAATTTTAAGGAAGTAAAGGAAGAAGTCCGTGAGTGTAATTAAAGATAATGACGGTGTTCGCATCGGTATTTTCGATAAAATGCTAGAAGAGCGAGTATTATTTATCGTCGGAGAAATTAACGACGAGTTGGCAAATTCTATCGTTGCTCATTTGCTATATCTTAATAGTAAAGATAGCCGTAAACCAATTACATTGTATATTAATAGTCCTGGCGGTGTTATTACTTCCGGATTAGCTATTTATGACACGATGAAATTAGTTAAAGCACCAGTTCATACTATCGGTTATTAAGATGCTAAAATAACACTCTTGATTTTAATCATGAGATACATTTTGGCAAAATAGTAAGCCTATTGGGAAACTAGTAGGTAGTGGCGTTCTTACGCGTCCAACAAAGACACTGAATTGCTGGAAACTCCTAAAGCTCAATTAACTACAATACAATTTTGTATGAATGTGGCGAAAGCAGAAAAAATAATTGAGATGACGTACGGTTAAATCCTAAGCGTTATTTGCAATGGACAATCAGCAGCCAAGCTTAGCACGTTAGTGCGGGAAGGTTCAACGACTAGACCTCGTGAGGGTCGTACACTACAAGTCTATAATGGTAGTGGAAGTGGTGTCGCCTAAATAGTATAAATTTATACTATATGGATAAGATATAGTCTGTGCTCATGTGAAAGCATGAGATGCGCGTAATGGCGCTGACTAGGAAGTGACGATCCTAGTTGAACGAGACCTCATAAAATATGATTCTAAAATGTCCTGTAAAATGTTACTAAAAAATTGCTTTTATAGTAACAATATGTTATAATTATCTCGTAATATATCATTAGAAAGCGAGGTGATTATAACATATGTATCTAACAATAAAGCAACAAGTAAAACATTTAACTAAAGAAGAATATAATATTCTAAGAGAATTATGCAGAATAGCCAAGAATTTAACAAATCAAACAATTTATAATATTCGACAACACTATTTTCAAGAAAAACAATATCTGCGATATGAAGCTAATTGTTATGAAATGAAAAGTTATGAAAATTATAAATTGCTAAATGCTAATATGTCTCAGCAAATTCTTAAAAATGTTGATGCAATGTTTAAATCCTTTTTTGCTTTAATTAAATCAGCAAAACAAGGTAAACATGATTTTAAGCATATAAGATTGCCTAATTATTTACCAAAAAATGGTTATGCAAATTTAATCATCGGTCAAATTAGGCTTAGAAAAGATAATTTTTTAACTATTCCATTTTCTAATGCTTTTAAACAAAAACATAAAGGAATTAAAAAAATTCAAATTAAAATTCCTGATATTTTAAAAGATAAAAAGATAAAACAAATTCAAATCATTCCTAAATTTAATGCTAGGTTCTTCGAAGTTCAATATACTTATGAAATCCAAGAAGAAGAAATTAAATTAAATACTAACAATGCACTGGCTATTGATTTAGGTGTTAATAATTTATGTACTTGTATTACTAATACAGGTAAATCTTTTATTATCGATGGAAAAAAGTTAAAATCTATCAATCAATTCTTTAATAAATATAATGCAAAATTACAATCTATAAAAGATAAACAAAATATTAAACGACAAACAAAACAGCAATTTTTAATTTCTCGTAAAAGAAAAAATAGAGTTGATGATTATATTAATAAAACATGTCGTTATATTATTAATTATTGTCTGACTAACGATATTGGAACTTTAGTTATTGGATATAACCAGTCATTTCAATGTAAAACTAACTTAGGTAGAAAAAATAATCAAATTTTTACTCATTTACCATTCGGCAAGATTAGAGAAAAATTAGAATACTTATGTAAACGATATAATATTAATTATATCTTACAAGAAGAATCTTATACTTCTAAAGCTAGTTTCTTTGATAATGACAAGTTACCTATTTATAATGCGGATAATCCACAGGAATATGAATTTAGTGGCAAACGCGTTAAAAGAGGTTTATATCGAACTAAAAATAATTATCTTTTAAATGCTGATTGTAATGGAGCATTAAATATTCTTCGTAAAAGTAAAGCTGTAGATCTTAGTATCTTATGCTGTAGAGGCGAACTGGACACGCCTAAAAGAATAAGGATCTATTAGATTAAACTTCTTAATAAAGGAATTTTATATTCCTTTTAGAATCATGTGACTTTAATCATATGAGGTTCAGGGTATGTGTGCTAGTATGGCTAGTTTTCTATTAAGTATGGGCGATAAACGTAGTGTATTGCCTAATACATGTGTAATGATTCATCAGCCATTGGGTGGCGCACAAGGTCAACAAACTGAAATTGAAATCACTTATAAACGAATTACGTCTCTTCGTGAAAAACTAGAAAAGATGTATGCCGAAAAATCTAACGGCAAATCTTCTTATGAACAAATTCACGAAGCTTGTGAACGCGATAATTATCTCGATGCTAAAGAAGCATTGGATATGGGTTTAGTCGATGAAATTATCGGAGGTGACGAAGAATAATGAAATGTTCATTCTGTGGTAAAGATATCAACGATAATGAAAATAATCGAGTGACCTTTAGTTCTTCCGTAGACGAAAATATTTTCATCTGTCAAGACTGTGTTGAAAATATGAGTATTCAGTTAGTCGAAGATAATCCAGATTTAAATTTTGGTGTTAACTTAGAAGAAGATTTTGGTCTCGAAGATACACCAAAACCAAAGGTTAAAAAATCTAAATTATTACCTTCACAAATTAAAGAATATTTAGACGAAAGTGTAATTAATCAAGATTATGCTAAGAAAATTTTAAGTGTAGCCGTTACTAATCATACTAAGCTATTAGAGTATAATGCACTAAAAAAAGAAAAAGCTGGTGTCGATGTAGAGAAAGGAAATGTACTCATGATTGGCAGCAGTGGTGTGGGCAAAACTTTCCTCATCAAACAAATTTCTAAAATGCTAAAAAGGCCTTGTGTTATCGTCGATTGTTCAAATTTAACAAAAAGTGGATTCGTTGGGGAAGATGTAAATAGTATTATTACTAAATTATACAGAGAAGCTGGCGAAGACGTTTCGAAGACTGAACAAGGTATTGTGTATATCGACGAAATCGATAAGATTGCTGCTCGTGATCCTGAAAATGCAGGTGCTCAAGGTAGCGATATTGGTGGTCGTGATGTACAGTATGAATTATTAAAACTTGTCGAAGGTGGCAAAGTAGCTATTAAGACAGGCGGTATGTTAGGTCAAGGTTCAACAGTCGAAATCGATACGACAAATATATTGTTTATTTGTGGCGGTGCATTTACCGGTATCGAAAAGAAAATTGCTGAACGTCTAAATAAATCTGTCGATAACGGTTTCGGCTTTACGAATGTAAAGTCCGAAAACGAAATTCAGGATGAAATTACATATAATGGTTTAATCGATAATATCTTACCAGAAGATTTAAGTAACTTCGGTATTATTCCAGAATTATTAGGTCGATTACCAGTAATTTGTCCGTTAAAAGAATTAAGTATCGAAGATTTAGAAAATATTTTAACACAACCTAAGCATGCGATCTTTAAACAATTAAAAGAATTAGTAAGTATGTATGGCGTCGAATTAGAATTCGATCACGATACGATTCATACGATTGCTAAATTAGCTTATGAACGTAAGACTGGTGCCCGTGCACTACGTAGTGTATGTGAAGCATTAGTCGACGATAAGATTTTCGACATTACTCCTAAGACTAAGAAAATTAAAATTACTAAGGAAGATGTCGAAAAGAAATTTGAATACTACTTAAAGAAGGAGGAAAATGAATAGATGTACGATTTAGTATCTATCATCGAAGCAGCATTAATTACAGCAGCTGATAAAATGGCTAATAATATCGATAAATTAAATGTCGATGAGATTAGACTGCTTCATGAAATGTATATTGCCGGTACTATCGAAAAACTTCAACAAAAGCTTGTTGCCGAAAATAATCAGGAACCAGCAGTTGAAAAAGAAACTAAAGAAACTGTATCTGAAATCGTAACGGCTAAAGAAGAAGTTAAAGAAGAAAAACCAAAAGCTAAACGTGGTCGTCCTAAAGCAAAAGCTAAAGAAGAAGATGTACCAGTAACAGATTTTGAAGGCAACGTATTGCCTCCAGAAAAATTAGCTAAAGGTAGCGAAGATAAAGTTCATGATGAAGAACCAGCTTTCGTACCCAGTAAAGCAGAAGTTAAACCTGAAGTCGTTGTCGAAGAAGCTTCTGCAACTGAAGAAGCAACAAAACCTTTAGAGTTTAACGAAGCACAATTAGATTGCTATGTATCTGAGTTTAAACGTGAAGAAACATTTGAATCTAATCCTGAAGCTAAAGCTAAACTTACGCCTCAGCGTAAGAAGATTAATGCTTTCGTAAAAGAAGCCGAAGGCAATAAGGCAGTATTACGTAAGTATTTTGACGAGATCTTGGACGATGCCGACAAAGGTATGTCGTTTAAAGAAATCACACCTTTCTATGTCGACAATTTAGCTCATTACTTAACATTACGTGAAGAATTAGCACGCTATAACGAAGACCAAATTGTCGAAAAGATGAAAGAAATTTCCGGCGGGGTATTGCACGATATCTCTCAATTGAATCGCTATAATATCGAAGCCATTTTAACAGTTCTTAAAGCATAATATATGCTTAAGATATATTTTAAATAATTTTATTTAAGAAAAGGAGACAAATAATTATGTCCATGAACAAATTACTTTTACAAGGTCGTATTCCTACAAGTGAAAAATTCCGTTTTGATGTTCGTTTTGGCGATGGCAAAAATGAACGCTCTTTTGCTAATTTTCAAATGTCTGTACGTCGTAACTGGAAACCAAAAGACGAACAATACTATCCAGAAGATATCTTTAACGTAGTAGCGTATGGTCCTAATGCTGATGTTATTGGTAAACACGTAAAACGTGGCGAAGAATTCTTAATCGCTTGTCGCTTGCAAAATAGAACTTACGAAGATAAAAACGGCAATACCGTTTATACTAACGATATTATTGTCGACGAATTCTATTTTGAAGATCATCGTTCTGGTGGTAATAGCGAATCTAATTTCGATAACTTTGACGATACACCAGCTAATAAGACAACAGAAGATGACGACGACGTTCTCGATATCTAATAATTGTTAAGTTAACCATCGTATGATATAATAATAGTGGGTGTACGCAGTTTATGCCCACTATTTTTATTATATTAAAGAGGTGGCTCATGGACCAATTAGAGCATATCGATTCCCAGATTCAAGATTGGGAGAAGTTTTTTAAATTAGATAATGAACTTAGAAGTAATCTAAATCAAATTTCAGAATATGTCGGAGAGAAACTTGCTAAAGGTAAATTTGGTGAACCTATTCAAGTCGAATTCGACGACAAAATATTCCAATTTGTATTTAGAATTGGTACTTCTGGTTTACGTGGTCGTGTCGATTCTTATATCGCTAGTAGTAAATTATTAGTAAAACCTAGAGGATTTAAAGCACAAGTCGATTTTAATCAAGACGTATCATTAGCCGAGACGATTGGTGAAACGGCTCGAGGCATTTTGTATCGTTACTATGATTTAATCGATGATGAAGATCACGTATATTAGGAGTTTTTATATGTTTAAAAATATGATTTGTGGTCTGCGTAATTATTTTAAGAGTACTTATAATAATAACGTCGACGCACAATATTTAAGTATTTTAACTAATATTATTGCTAACGGTGTTCGTAAAGAAAATCGTACAGGTACTGCTGCGTATAGTATTCCGCATCAGCGTATGTCTTTTGATTTATCAAAAGAATTTCCATTATTAACCAGTAAATTTGTCGGTCTTAAAACAGCGACAAAAGAAATGCTTTGGATTTGGCAAGATAAATCTAACGACGTTAATTTGTTAAATAAAAAATACGGCGTTAAGATTTGGAACGAGTGGAAACGTACTGACGGTACTATCGGTAAAGCGTATGGTTATCAGTTAGCTAAACAATATAAGTATTTTGACGTTAATACTGAAAATGCTTTTAAACTTAAAAAAGAAGGCAAAATTAGTGATTATCGCGTCGGTAAAAATGGCGAAGTATATATGGACCAAGTCGATAAATTAATTTACGATTTACATTATAATCGTGATAGTCGACGTATGATCGTTAGTTTGTGGAATGTCGAAGATCTTAATGATATGGCATTACAACCTTGTGCATTTTTAACTGAATGGAATGTTACCGATGGTAAATTGCATTGTTTACTTAATATCAGATCAAATGACTGGCTAATAGGAAATCCCTATAATATAGCACAATATGCTATGTTAGTATTAGTATTAGCTAAAACGAGCGAACTAAAACCTGGCAAATTTACCGTTATGATTAATGATTGTCATGTATATGAAAATCATTTAAAAGGTGCCGTTCAACAGTTAGCTAATAATACATATGTGTTACCAAAAGTTACATTAAAAGAAGGCTTCGATAGCTTTTATGATTTCGATGCCGATTGTTTTGAAGTTAAAGATTATAAACATAGCGGTAAAATCGAATTTGAGGTTGCTGTATGATTAATATAATCGTCTGTAAAAATAACTTCGATTATATCGGTAAAGATAATAAAATGCTATATCATATTCCGAAGGATTTAGCATTCTTTAAACGCAAAACCGTTAACCATGTAATTATAATGGGTCGTAAGACATTTGAAAGTTTACCTGGTATGTTGCCTAACCGTGAACATTGGGTTATTACTAGGGATTCGAGTTTTAATAAAGCTCGTTCATTTAATAGTATCGATGACGTTCTAGAGGCCATCGATCCAAATGTAGATTATTATATTATTGGTGGCGGTGAAATATATAAACAATTTATGTCGTATGCTGATTGTCTATACATAACAGAAGTCGACGATTTTAAAGTAGGCGATGTTAGATTTCCGTCGATCGATATGACAAAATGGAGCTTATCTGTTTCGCGAGCTGATATCGATGAAAAATCTAACTTAACTCTACGATTTAAGAAATATTTACGAAAGGGCTAAACCTTGTGAATAATTTCATTAATATTGCCGGAACATTATGTGATATTAAAAAATCTCACACAGAACGTTCTGGTCAAGATATATATTCTGCTAACGTTAGTATGAATATTGAAAAGAAACATATTAAAGTGCCTGTTCAATTTAAAGATAATGTTAAGCAGGTATATAATTTAAAAGAAGATTCTCATGTAAATCTTTACGGAGAATTACGAACAAAAAATCTTAAACAAGATAATGACAAAAGTAAATTAAGTGTATTTGCTTTTATTACACAGGGCAATCGACAAGTTAATAATTATAACGAAGTCGTATTAACTGGTTTCATTTGTAAAAAAAGTAAAATCATTAATAAAAAAAGTCATAATATCTGTAGCGTGATTATTGCTGTTAAACGCAATAACGATACGGTACATGACTTCATTCCTTGTGTTGGTCATAACTTAAATGCTAATTTATTTCGAGATATGAAACTTAGAACTAATATTAAAGTTATCGGTAAATTTGTTAATCGCGAATATTACGATCACAAAGAACAATGTACGAAGACGACATACGAAGTTCTCGTAAGAGATATTCAGGTGTTACCATGATTAATCTTCGTAAACCAATCGTACGATTCGAAAAAGATTCGTTATATCGTGTGACAAAAGAACCCGATACATATCTTAAAATAGAAAATCGTGTATATTATTTTTACACACGATTAAACAATTATTTGAATTATAATATGCATATGCGATATTTAATCGTTACTAAGCAAGGTTACTATAAAGTAGTTAATGGCGAGATGTTCGATATTGGGCGAAAACAAAAAATCATCACATTATCTAATAATGATGATGAAATCGTGGCGATCGAACCATTATACTCTAATCTATTCTACGTCGTTACGACACACAATAAAATTCTTCTTGTCGATATCGAATTTAAACCGATGAACTTGCGTACGACACGTGAAAGTGCCGGTAAAAAGAATCTTGTTAAACTAAGCAACGGCGAAGAAATTAAATTAGTCCTTAATCGTTTTTACGAACAGGAGCTTAATAGCTTACTTATTATTAACGACCGCGGAGAAATTAAGGTTATCGACGATGCCCCACATCGAAGAAAAGGTAATTTGCCGAAACCTATCTCCAAAGATATCCCAATTAAATTAATCGTTCCTTTAAATAAGTTAAATAATTCAATTATCGGTATCGATAATTATATATATTTACTTAATGAATATGATTTTAAAGATTACGTTAAAAAATATAACGGAATGTTTAAAAAATATCCTAAATTTAAAGGAAAAGTATTTACTAATTATGAATTAGTTAAAGGTGTAACATATTAATGGACACAACACATTTAGAAACGTCTTTGGCTTCATATGTCGGTATGTTTTCTCAGACATTACAGGGAACTAATACCGAAAAGAATCAAGCAATTATTAGTACTTTTTTAAAAGTAATTAATAATTTAATGATTGCTGAAGACGTACAAAAAGATGTTGCTATTAAACCTATTATTATGTTAGTATTAGAGTACTTAGTAGACTACAATAATCTACTTGCCAAAAATGGCAAAGCTGATCAAGATGTAGCTACGGCAATTAAAGTACTTAATACTATTTCTAATAGACAATAGGAGGGTTAAATGGCAAGAAAAAAAGCAGAAGTTATTATTGAAGATAAAGCCAAGGTAACTGATATCGAACGTAAAAAACGTATCGAACTTGTGATGGCAAATCTTCGCAAAAAAAATGATGGTATTGTTGTCGGAAAGCTTAGCGATCCTGAAATACAAGAACAAATTCATTTTGAATTTATTCCGACACCATCAATTAATTTTAATTCTGCAACTGGTGGTGGTATTCCTAAAGGTAATATTAGTATACTCGCAGGCGTTGAAGATTCCGGAAAGACATCATTAGTTCTTGAAACTATTGGCAAAATGCATCGTGAAAATCCAGAAGGTCATTTTGCCTTATGGCTTGAAAGCGAAGCATCATTAAATTTAGATTATATGGTTAATCAATTCGGTATCGATCCAGAACGATTTTTCTTTATCCAGTTCGATCGAAACCATTCGGCTGAACAATGTTTAGATCAAGCCGAATCATTATTACAAACTGGCGTATTCGATTTATTCTGTATTAATACATTAAAAGCATTGATCCCGGAATCAGAAATGAATAAATCAATGGAACAAGTTAATGTTGGTGCTGCTGCTCGTATGAATAGTCGTATGATGGGTAAATTTGTACCGCTAATCAAACAATATAAAACAGCAATGGTGCTAGTTCAACATTTAACGACTAATATCGGTGGTTTTAGTATGTATGGCGATAATTTAATTTTAGCTGGTGGTCGTGCTATTCGTACGGCTAGTATACTAACTGTCGAAATGCGTAAGGCTAGTATATTAGACACTGACCCTATTGGCAAAGAAGACGGTATTAAAATTAATTGTAAGATTACTAAAAACCATTGTATTCCGAGAGAATTTCCGTATCGTAAATTTACGTACTATGCAATCTTCGGTGAAGGTATTGAACAAATTCTTAGTACGCTCGATGAACTTATCGATATGGGTATCATTCATAAAGCTGGTGCTTGGATGCAACAACTCGACCCAGAAACTGGAGAAATTATCGATAAGTGGAATGGTCGTAATGCCTTTAGAGAAGACATGAAAGCTAATCCTGACAAACTTGAAAAACTTAAATCTTTAGTTCACGGTACCTTCGAAACTCTTAGTGAAAAAGAAGTTATCGAAATTAAAGAACAAGAAAAATTAGCCGAAGAAGCAGAGGAAGCTGCTAATGGCTAATTGTTTATTCGGAGAAGAATGGTATACATGTCTTACCGTTACGGGAAATAAATGTACAGAATGTATTAAACATGACTCTGAATTAAATAAGAAAAAATTAAAACAAACTAAATTTAAAGCCCGTCCGGATAAACGGATGGGCTCTAAGTTTGAGTTGAAAAATCATAACGCTAACGAAGCTTTAGTTAATGACGTCGTTAATAGGATGACTCCTAATAGCGGAGCTGGTAAGATTAAAGGCGATCAAGAGATTAAAGGCATTATTAATGTTAGCGAAGAATTAAAAACTCAAGTAGCTGAAAAAGCTCGCGGAAAAAAAACATTTACGATCCATAAAGAATGGCTCGATAAATTAAAGCGAGAATCTCAGGATCGAGAATTTTACTACTTGAAGTTTTGTTTTCACGAAAGTGAAGACGATGTATTTGTCGTCATCGATCAAGAAATCATTATGTCTATGATTAAGACTATGATCGAAGACAGGAGAAAGGCTAATAATGCTGATCACCTAATACGATTAGCTAATCTCGAACGAGATAAAGCTATAGCCGAAAATAATTTGTTGAGAGCCGAGAAGGCATTATTGGAGGAAAAATTAAATGAGCCTACTGAATGAAGCTCGTAGTAAACATGCCGAACGTATCTGGAATGAATATTTAGAAAATTACAAACAATATCCAGTACCAGAATACGTAACGCAAGATTTACTGCTTCCTATCAATTCTGAACCTGAAAAGCGTAGTGATATTATTATTATCAAAGATCCTTATCCAGAAAGTACATCTGTATTTGACAGAGATCATGTATATGCTTCAGTGTTTAAAGTATTAAATAAGAATATTCCGATCAAAGGTAATACCGTAATCGATTGTTTACCATATACTCCGTTCGTTACGATTGGAGATAAAATTAAATATCGTGCGCCAAATCTTGAAGAGCAAAAGATTGCACGACAATATTTATATGAATTAATCGATTGCGTTAATCCTAAGTTAATTATCTTATTCGGAAATATTTCTTTACATATGTTTAAAGAAGATAGTACTATTCTAAAAGATCGAGGTACGACTTTTACTAATATGAGTCATTTATTCTTTCCAATGTATAGCGTTAACTATATTAAGAAATTGGAAGGAGAGATGAAAAAAGAAGCCGAATCTGTTCTAATTAAAGATATCGAAACTTGTAGTACACTATATAAGAAAATAATGGAGGAAGCTTAATGCCTTTAGATAAAGATTTTGATCTATTTGATGAAATCGAAGATACAGAAGTACCTGGTCTAGATACTGAACTTAAAGAAGAATCTAAACCAGATCTTATTACAGATGAAGATACTGTTGCTATTAAAGAAGAAGCAACTGAAGAAACTGTTAAGGAAGATGAAGTTGTCGAAGACAACGAAGAATCTTCTATAGAACCAATTAAGAAAATTAAAACGACAGGCGAAACATTCAATCGTATCAGTGATTTCATCGTAAATCCTGTAGCTGACGATGAATGGGAACGCTTTAAAAACGATACCTTGATTAAAATGTCTGGTATTCAAATTAAAGAAAACATTCCGCCTAACGTTATTCTTCATGTAGCAGCTGACTTAGATTCTATGTATAGTTCTATTTATGACAAATATATGGAAACTAAAACTGGTCTTGAAAATCTTACGAATAAAGAAGACGGTATTTTAGCCGTTATTAAAGCAACGAACGCTAAAGGCTCTAACGAAACAGAACGTAAAGCTAATGGCGTTGCTGCTGCTGAAAAATATAAGATCGATAAAACAACTGTTAATTTATTCCATTTGATTGCAGAAACACGTAGTCGTTTGAATTTCTTACAAGGAATTATCGATCAAGTTCGTTTCAAAAAAGATTTATTAGTGACAGCATCTGCTGCAATTAAGGTATTAAATAAGTAGACAAATAGCTTCTTTTATGATATTATAATTGTATAAACAATGTAATTATTATAAAGGAGCATTTTCTATGTTAACATTAAAAGAAATTTTTCAAACAAGAAATATCAGTCAAGACTTTTTTAAGTCTAATAAGTATGTGAATCAAGGCGCATCATATTTAAGTATCGATGATGTCACCATGATTCTTAATGAGTTATTTAATGGCAACTGGTCTTTTGAAGTAGTACGTACTTGGTCAGAAACATATCTCGCTTATAATCAAGAAAAATCTGATAACAAGACAGAAGACACATATTTCTATGCCCACGGTCGTTTAACTATTAATACATTAAACGAAGACGGATCTCCTTTACAAATTGTTAAAGAAGATATTGGCAGTAATTGTGTTCGTAAGTCTGATAAAAATAATAGAATGGATTATTCTAGCGGATATAAATCTGCCGTAAGTAGTGCTTTAAAAGGCTGTGCTGCCAACTTAAATATTGCTGTATTTAAAGATGATAATTTCGACAATATTAAAGAATTTATTAATAAGAAAAAACTTAAAGCTTATAAAGCTCAGGACGGCAAACGTTTTAGTGAAATTGTAACTAAGTTTGCAGAAAAAAATAATATTAGTCCGAAAGAAGCTTTAAACGATCGTAAATTCTTGAATATGTTGGTATTAGACATCGAAAGAGAAAGTGGCGAACAATAATGATTATTTCAGATCCAGAGGATAAAGTATATTTTAAATGTCCTCGATGCGGGAATCGACAATTCGAAAAAGTCGAACTATTTGAATTCAAAATGTTCCCACGACAAAATGAATATACTGCATTAAAAGATGCGGATGTTTATCGTTGTCATAACTGTAAACATATCGTAACAAAAGATCAAGTCCGTTAAGGGCTTGGTCTTTTTTGTTTAGTATAGGAGATAACAATGTTAATTAATTTGTATGATTATAGAATTAACATTAGAACGGCTGGCCCATCGATGCACGATAATTTACGAAGTGAATTATATTTTGCCGGTTGTCAACGTGCTATGAATGGTACACCATGTAAAGGTTGTTTTAATTATGAACTATGGCAAAGTGATGTCGGCAGTATGATCGATCATAAATTAATAGTTCGTAAGTTAAATGACATGGGATCTGTTAAGAGTGTTACGATTGTCGGTGGTGAACCTACTGATCAAATCGATGGCTTAGTCGAGTTATGTAAAGAACTAAAAGCTAACGGTTATCATATTATCGTAATCACTTGGAAATCGTTAGAAGATATTTGGAAATTTGACGATGTCGATAAATATGTCGAATTATTTTATAACATCGATATGTTAGTCGACGGTGTATATGATGAACACCAACGTATCTATGACGATACCGAAACAGTTCCGTTATATAGCTTTGTCGGTAGTTCTAATCAGTTAATTCATGACTTTAGTAAATATACTAAAGATCATAATATTTTTGAATCATATCGTATTACGAAAGATATTATCGATATGAAGATTCGTGAAGATGGAGGGGCTGAATTTGTCCGACGTAATTAATATTAAAGAAACATTAATTAATACATCATTAATTCTAGATCAAGATAAAAAGAACTTTTCTATCAAATACGATCTTAATATCGATGAAGATGATGCTGTATTAAATTTTAGCATTACTAGTGCTGATAATAAACAAACGATTACTGAACATTTAGATTGGGATGAAGATGTGATTCCGATGTTAAGTAAATGTATTAAAGGTAAATGTTCGTTAACAGAATTAAAACAATATAACGATTATGTTAAAACATTAGTCGCTGAAAAATTTACGTTAGATTTTCTTAATGGTTTCGTCGATACTCTCGAAACATTCTATCAAGAAGTATGTAAAATTAGCGATAGAACTATTGCTGCTAAACTTAATAGTGGTTTTACCGAAGCTATTAAGACAATGGATATTTTTATTACTCAAATGAATGAGTATCTCGAAGAAGATAGAAAAATTAGTTTGGGTGCTTAATATTTAATAAATAAAGGAATTGAAAATGGATAATCTTAAATTAATTAACATGGGTAAGGGGAATGGTTATCGTCCTGTCGTGTGGATTAAATCTTTTGAACGCGAACGTGCGATGTCTTATGTATTTAATCTTATCGACGAAGATAACCGTAATTTAGGTTCTTCTGATTTAGAAGATTGTTTCGCAGAAACAGAATCTAAAAAAGTATTAGTTTTGTCTCCTGAAAGATTTTTGGGAGAATTTAATCTTAATTCTTTGAAAAACAAAAAAGAACGTTCTTTCGATTATAACGAAGACATTAAAACAATCGATACACTTAAAAATAAACAACAAATTCGTAATGCATTAATGGCATTAGAAGCTTTAAAAGAAAACGAATTAAAAGGTTTGCCAGCATTGTTCATCGAACCGAATTTGTTATTTACCAATGAAACATATTTGTATTTATTTAGCAACATGATTAATTTTAAAGCAGATGGTTCTGCTATTTATGTCGTATCAACAGTAAGTCCTAATGAAAAAATTAAGAACTTATGTTACGAAGTAGATCTCGATGCACTTACATTAAAAGAAATTAAACGTTACTTAAATAAATACGAATGTGAAGATGTCGATAAATGTGCCGAAGCTTTATTAGGTCTTACATATATTCAAATGTTACAAACTATTGAATATGTAGCTAAAGGTAAAACTATTAATGAAGCTGATATTCATAAATTTAAATCTGAAAACTTCGATACGAGTATGCTCGAAGTAAGTCATCCAACTATATCTGTCGACGATATGGGCGGCTATAAAGATTTTAAAGATTATGTTAAAACATTACCGATGTTTTATACAAAAGAAGCGCGCGAAAAGCATATTAAATCTCCTAAAGGTTTTATTGCATTCGGTGTTCCTGGTTGTTCTAAAACTGTATCGGCAAGTATTATTGCAAATACATTAAATGTTCCGTTAGTCAATATTAATTTGAGCAAAATTATGCAAGGCTTTGTCGGTGCTTCTGAAGCTAATATGGAACAAGCACTTAACCAAGTAAAGCAGCTTAAATATTGCGTCTTGCTTTTGGACGAAGCGGAAAAACTTTTTGGCGGTTATTATTAATAGCATAGCCGCGTCATCATCAACAGGTTCAGAAGATGATGACTAGTTTTGGGGAAAAAATCTGGAAGGCTAAGTTGTATTAATATACAATATGCTAATCAGAGGTGAAGGCTTAATAAAATTAAGCCAGCCGCAACGCGTAGTAGGTGAAAAGATATAATCCTACCAAGAGGCCCCAACCCTATGAATCTTTTATAAAGGTGAAAAGGTACGCTAAACTGGATTGGAATAAACCGATCGATGAAAATGAAGGAAACTTCCAGAGCTGTATGTAAAAATATACAGGATAATAACATATGTATGCAAGTTCTAATAGTACAGACGGCGGCACTCTTTCTCGTGTTATGAGTCGTTTGTTAACATTCTTACATGAGAATGAAAATACACTTACTATCTTTACCAGCAATGATATCACGAAATTGCCTCCGGAATTATTACGTGCTGGTCGTATCGATAGCCAATGGTATTTCCCAGTACCTAGCAAAAAAGAAGCTCGTGAAATCTTAGATATCTATTTAGCAAAATATGATATTAAAGTAACGCCAGCTATGATGAAACATTTAACTAAAGGTATCGATAAATTTACTGGTGCCGAAATCGAACAAACTGTAATTAATTTACAACGTGTATTATTCTTAAATCAAACAGAAACGTTGACTAAAAAATTAATCGAAGAAGCATTAAGTACTATCGTACCGGTAACACGTAGTTCTACCGATGCGATTCGTATGCTCGAAGAACATGCTCGTCGCTTTGCCGTGTATGCATCTAAATCAGAAACTGATCTTATCGACGATAATGAAGACGAAGATTATTCTGTGTTTCAAGACGACGAAGAAGATGAAGCAGTAAGTATGTTTAAATAAGGAATTAGATTAATAGATGGCAATTATTAAGTTTAATGCTAATGCAAATGCTAAAAAAGAATCTAATTCTGAAAAAGCTAAAGCATTAGCAAAACAATTAAATGAAAAAGCTGATAAGAAATTGAAGGAGGAAGCACAGATTCTCATTCGAGATATTAATGTCTGCCTTCAATCTCTTCAGGCTTTCGAAGCATTAACAGAAGATGTATTTCCTGTAAGTGAAGTATTAGCCGATACATTATCGACTATTACACGAGTTATTGTTGACTCTAAAGGAAATACGTTCTATAATGATAATAAAGCAGTCGAACTTCGCAAAAAAGCGAAAAAAGGCTATATTAAACGAACATTTCCAAAAGAATATGGATTCGTTAAAGATAATATTTAGGTAATATATGATTGTAATATTGCAATCATTTTTACAATATATGTACATATTTTATTTTAAAACAGGAGGACAATTACAATGTCTAAATACGTACGTCAACAAATCGAAACTTTATCTGATTAAGTGTGCTATATATATTTATAATTTTAATCATAAATAAATAGCACGTATAGTCCACATATTTGGTAACAAGTGTGTGTCGAACAGTAATGTTCGGAGATTCATCGAATTGCTGGAAAGTCCTAAAGCTCAACTGGCTACAACATAAATTCTTAATGAGAATTAAGTGTGAATGCAGCGAAAGCAGAAAAAACAGTTGAGATGGTATATGGTTAAATCCTAAGTACCGAGATAATGGACAATCAGCAGCGAAGCCCGTAAGGGAACGTTCAACGACTATCCTGGAAAGGAGTAGGGCTCAAGCGAGTGGGTGAAAATCCCTTAAATCGGAGTGGTGAAGGTCCTCGTAACGAGGATTAAGATATAGTCTGTGCCTTAATGAAAGTTAAGGATGCGCGTAGTGGCGCTGGTTAAGAGTAGCGATCTTAATTGAACGAACAACTCTCAAGAGTTTAATGGTTTTATATATTGAAATTAAACACCAAATTTGATAATATAATAGTATACTTATTATTATTACGAAAGGAGGTGTACCTCATGAATAAAAGTTTTAAAGTTAGAATTTATCCTAATCAAAAACAACAGGCTTTAATTGATAAAACATTTGGTCATACAAGATATTTGTATAATTTTATGTTAAATTTAAAGCAAAAATTATATAAATTTTCTAAATTATCTTTAAGATATTATGATGCTTCTAAAATTCTTACTGAGCTTAAAAAGCACAAATCATGGCTTTGCGAAGTTGATAAATGTTCATTACAAGAATGTCTTAAAGATTTAGATTATGCATATAAAAAATATTTTGATGGTGCTGGATTCCCTAAGTTTAAATCTAAACGAGGAAAAAACTCCTATCGTACTAATAGTTGTTTACATTTAGATCAAGACAATAAAAAAATTAAAATTCCTAAAGTTGGTTGGATAAAATTTAGAGATAAAATTAATTTTAGTGGTTTGACTAAAATTAATAATATTACTATCTCTAAAACTCCTAGCGGCAAATATTTCGCTAGTATTTCAGCCGAAGTCGATATCAAGGCTCTTGCGAAAACCAAGAAGAGCTGTGGTATTGACTTAGGATTAAAAGATTTTTGTGTCTTGAACGATGGAACTAAATTTGAAAATCCAAGATTTTTAGTGCAAAGCGAAAGACGACTTAGATTGTTACAAAAATCTTTAAGTCGTAAAGTGTATGATTCTAAGAATTATGAAAAAGCTAGAATTAAACTTGCTAAGTTTTATGAGTATATAGCTAACTGTCGTAAAGATTACCTGCACAAAATATCACTATTTCTAGTTAGAAATTATGATATTATTTGTGCTGAAACTTTACAAGTTAAAAATATGCTTAAGAATCACAAACTAGCTAAAGCTATTAGCGATGTTAGTTGGTATGAATTTTGTCAGCAATTAAGATATAAATGTTTATGGTATAATAAACAATTTATACAAATTAATACATATTTTGCATCGAGTCAAATATGTTCTAATTGTGGATATAAAAATTCTAGTGTTAAAAATCTAGATATACGTGAATATGATTGTCCAGAATGTGGACAACATCATGATCGAGATATTAATGCAGCTACTAATATTCTGAATAAAGGACTAACTTTAATATAATTTCAATATATAGAACCGTGGGACTCACGGGGATAGCCTATCGTATCTGAATTTCTCTACCTTTAAATTTAAATAATTTTTAGGCATGTATTCTTGAATAGGAACCTCTTAGAGAGGATGTCAGGTGGATCAAAATGTGTTCATGCAAATGATGCAAGACGATCGTTTTGAAAAAGGCTTTACAGTCGACTTCGACGATAAACGCCTTGCCGACAATTATTACGGTGTAACAGTACCAAAAGATCAACGTGATGTTGATTGCACTGTTCGTATCGACGGCAAAACTCAAGTCGGTCTTGTATTCAAAGAAGATGGTAAACTTGAAATCCGTGGTGATTTCTGGGGTACTAACATGTCTTTGAAAACTTTGTCCGAACAATTGGGCATGTTGTATCAAGCATATAACTTTGCTTATCAATTGGATGCTATGAATTTCATGGGCCAAATCGAACAAACTCAAGACTATATCGAACTTACTTATACTCGATAATATAAATAATAAGGGGTCGTTTTCCGGCCCCTTCTATTTATTTTTTTTAGTTAATCAGAAAAGGAATAGTTAAAAATGCAAGAAATTAAAATTCGTATTACAAAAGACGGTCAAGTTACATATGAAACTCAAGGTTTCCAAGGTCAATCTTGTGAACAAATTGTTCAACAAGTAATGGTATCTAATGGTAAGATCGAAGAAGATACTAATAAACCAGAATACTATGATAGCGTTCCTGAGTTTATTAATAACATTGGTCAATAACAAATAAGAAAAATAAGCCGGCAGTTAATTCTGTCGGCTTTTATATATTTTAATAGTTTAGGCATATAGCCTGTTCTTAATTATTATGTTTATTGAATATGAAAGGAGAGGCTACATGTCCAAGTTATTAGAAAACTTAAATGAACAACAATTACCTGTAGCAAAACGCGTTAACGGAAAATTCATCGTTAACGCGTCGGCCTGGCTCGGGTAAGACTTTCGTGATTGTTACCAGAACTGCTTATATGATCGAACAAGGTATCGATCCTGCTAATATTTTAATGTTTACATTCACTCGCAAAGCAGCACTCGAAATGAAAGAACGTATGATTGCTAAAATCGGAGCTATTGCTAAACCAGTTACAGTTTGCACATATCATTCTTTTAGCTCTATGTTATTAAGAAAATTTTCTTACCTTATTGGATATGAAAATAATTTTACAGTATGTGACGCTGACGAAAGCGAAAAAATCATAAAAGATATTTGTGGCACAAATATTAAATTAAAAGATATTGCGATCACGATGATCGGTCAATGGAAAACGCAAGGTTTAACATATGCTGAAGTTAAACAAAATAAAGAAATTCATGCTAATTTTACATTAGCTGCCGATGTATATGAAAAGTATCAACATAAATTAGAATCCGAAAACATGATGGACTTTAATGACTTAACTATGTTGGCTGCTCGTATTTTAAATAACTATACAGAAGTACAACAATACGTTTGGAATAAATATAAATACGTTATAGTCGACGAAGCCCAAGATAGCGCGGTTTCTAACTGGTATTTCATTAACAAGATTGCTGAAGGCAATGAAAACTTATGCATGGTTATGGATAATAATCAAAGTATTTATGCATTTCGTGGTGCTGAAATCGATTTTATTTGTAAACAAATTGTCGACGGTGGTTTCGACCAATACGTATTAGAACAAAACTATCGCTCGACAAGCAACATCGTTAACGCAAGTAATGCCGTTGTCGATAACAACCCTATGATTATTAAAAAAGAAGCTTTTAGTAAACAAGATGCTGGTACTAAAATCTATGTTAAACAAGTTAATGATCAAACTGCTGAATCTGAATATGTCGTAAGAAGTATTCATGCTGCTGTTAAAGGTGGTCTTAACTATAAAGATATTTGTATTTTAGCTAGAACTAAACGTCAGTTTGAAATTTTTGAAAAAACATTTTTAAAATGTGCAATTCCTTATACATTAGTAAGTGGTTTACCATTCTGCAATCGTAAAGAAATTAAAGATATTCTAGCTGTATTAAGATTATTATTAAATAATAAAGATGAAGAGGCGTTAAAACGTATTATTAATATTCCTAAATGTGGTATTGGCGACGCTTCTTTTAATAAATTAATGATTGAATGTGGTGAATCTAGCGTTATTGAAAAAGCTAAGAAAAATGTAATGCTATTAAAAGGCAAAGCTAAAAAAGGCGCTGAAACATTCTTGAAAAAATTTGATAAAGTTATTAAATTTGCTCAAGAAAATGTTGAACCAGCATTAATTATCGAATATTATTTAAACGAATTTGACTATAAGAATTATTTGATCGAGTCTTATCGCTCTGAAGAAGACAAAGAAAAAAACGACGAAGACAAAACTCAAAACGAAGCTTGGACTCGTCAAAAGAATGTCGACGAGTTAATTCGCATTGCCGAAGAATATGATTGTGTAAGCGATTTATTAGAATCGACATTAGGTTTCGATGAGGAATCTGTCGAAGAAGAAGAACGTGATGCTGTTAGCCTTATGACTATTCATGCATCTAAAGGTCTTGAATTCGACATGGTATTTATCGTTGGCGGTAACGAAGGATTATTCCCTCACCAAAATTCTTTAAACGACATTGCTCAGATTCAAGAAGAACGTAGATTGTGGTACGTAGCTATGACTCGAGCTAAAAGCATCTTAAGTATTTCTTACTTTAATTTATTCAAACAATTTGGTCAAACTAAAGTATTAAAAGGTAGTCGCTTTATCGAAGAAATCCCAAAAGAATTTAAAAAAGAAAGTTTAATGGAATCTAAAAAAGTTAAAGTTGAGAATATTGATAATTTATTTTAATTTTAAGCGTAATATATTAGTACGGTTAAGATTTAAATAAAAGGATATTCTCTATGCAATTCTTAAAATTATTATTCGAAACACTGAAGGAATTTTATACTAAACATAAAATAGCTTGCTGGGTCGTATTAGCAATTATTATTATGATAGTAACTAATTTATTTCAGTATTTTGTCGATCAAAAAAAATATGAGGACTTTGATCGTAAACATCATGTAACTAGCTATAGTCTTGAAGATCAAAAGAATATGTCTTATAATGACAAACTTACTTTTGATAATATGCGAAGAGGACTAATAAATGAAAGAAGCGCTCCGGTCGTTCAAGAAGTAGTTAGAACTCAATATGTATATGGTCAAGAACCTCAAACTGTATTTAAAGAAGTCCAATACGTTGCTCGTGGCGGTGAATCTAATATCATTAGTCAAAAGACACAAGAAGCGATTCGTGGCAAAGCCGACGAAACTAAAATTATCGAAGAAGAAAAAAGTGTCGACGTATATAAGATTAATCACGAGAAAAATTTTAAAGTAAAAGTCGGAGCTACTTATCTAGATGGCAAAGGTTATATGAACTATGGAGTTCAATATAAACGTGTCGAAGGTATTGTTCATACTAAAGATATGAATCCAGGTCATATTAATGGCGGTACAGTAATGTGGACGGCATATCAACGATGATGTGTCAGAAATTAATAAGCCCTAACGAATTATTAAACCAGTATATTAAAGAAACTGGTATGACAACAAAAGAATGGGCTACGATATTAGATATACCTTATAGAAAATTAAAATTAATAAGAATCGGCGCAGAAGATGTCGATCTTACATTACTAACCAAATTAAGTATGGCAACAAAAACTTCATATCGTATATGGAGTGATTGTTTTTGGACACACAAAGCTTATGTATATAGCCAAGCAATACTAGATAAATTTCCGACAAAATTTAAGAAAACTATTAATAAATTAATAGGATATGAATAGACGGTCTCATTGAGGCCGTCTTTTTTTATTATATAAAGGAATAAGAAAATGAGAGATTTAATTATTATGCGAGGCTGTCCAGGTTGTGGTAAAAGTACAGCTATCGAAGAATCTTGTCTTAAAAATTATGTATTAAGTCCAGACGATATTCGACTAATGTTACGTGCCCCAGAAGTAAACGAAGACGGAGAACATCGTATTAGCCAACAAGATAATGCATTAGTATTTGAGATGTTGGATACGATGTTAGTTAATCGTATGAAAAATGGTTCACCAACTATTATCGATGCGACTCATTGTAGTTCTGGTAAATGGCATACGAAACAAATTAATCGATATCGTGATCTTGCCAAAGAATACAAATATCGATTATTTTATTGGGAGCCAGAACGTGAAGATGTCGAAGTGTATGTCGAACGAAATAAATATCGCGACGAATTAAATCGCGTTCCAGAAAACGTAATTCGTAATATGTATCACAATTGGGAAACAATTAATTTGCCTAAAGATTTTACGAAGCTAGACACGTTAGCATTTCGTGATGACTTTAGTAATCTGATAAAAGATACGGCTGATACATATGATCAAGTTATTATTGTCGGCGATGTTCATGGCTGTAATACAGTATTGCATGAATTAATTAATCAATACGATATCAAAAACGAAAAGAATTTGTATGTTTTCGTCGGTGATTATTTTGATCGTGGTATCGAAAATTTAGAAGTATTAGATACGTTATTCGATATTGTCAAACAAAAGAATGTCGTATTACTTGAAGGTAATCATGAATTACACTGGGCCGATTGGGCATTTGATCGAGATAAAGATCGTAATGATAATGGCATGATTCGTTTTAAAGAAACGACGTTAAAACAATGGCAAACAAAATATATTAGTGAAAAAGATCTTAAAAAACAATTAAGAGTTTTATACCGCAAAATGTTACCAGCTTATTTCTTTAAATTTTTAGATAAAGAATATATCGTAACGCATGCCGGATTAGGTTGTTTGCCAAGACAAAATATGGCTACATGGCAATATATTAATGGTCATGGTGGCTACGAATTTGAAGTAACACAAGCTTATGAATCTCGTGCAAATTATACTAATTATCCAATTCAAGTATTTGGTCATCGTGGAGCACTAACATCGAAACATTCTATTGCTTTAGAAGGTCAAGTTGAATTCGGCGGATTCTTAAAGTATTTAGTTATTAATAAAGATGGATATAAAGATTATAAAATTAAAAACGAAGTTTATGATAAAGATTATCTAAAAACAGAAAATGAATTATCTAAATATCTTAAAGGTGATTATATTGCAACATTAGATGAAGAAGTAAATGCTATTGCTAATAGTCGTCATATTATTGCTAAAAAATTACCTGATAATTTAAT